GTTATTGCTGATAGAACTTGGTTTGCTGAAAAAGTTGATAATGGTGTATTTATGTCTAAAGCGTTAGAGCAAAATGGTGCTTTTATTTTAGAATATAAACAAGGAGATAAATGGAATACATATTCATATTATTCAGCAACTAATATAAATATAGATAAAGATAATTCTATTGTTTATCAAACTAAAAATAAATATAATGAACAAACTATATATCCTGGTGATAAACAAGATACTGATACTTTATTTATAGGAACTATTAGGAAAGATGATTCAAGAAGTTTTATTGGTTGTCACGGCGATATTCTTATTTTTAATCGTACTCTTACTGAATATGAATTATCTTGGGTAAAGAACAATATGATGTGTTCTAAGCAGCAAGAACCTGATATAGACCTATAATGTATCTGGTGCAGTTAAATTAGACTTCTTAAATATGGAAGAAGTAGCTAACTTTGCAGGTACTATTAAATTTACAAATGTAGTATAATGAAAAATTCTACAAAGAATAATATATTTGGTGCAGTAGTATATTTTACTACTGCATTACTACTTAATAGTAGTACATCATTATTAATGTTATTCATTAAAGAAAATAGTGATAGATGTCATTACTATAATGGTAAATGGAATAAAAAAGACTTAGCAATTGGAATTTCATCTATTGTATTGGGGTCTATTGCTAAATATTTTATAACTTTAATTTAATAAAACTTATGATAAAACAAGAGAACCCTAACTTCGTAGCATCTTTTTATGCTCCCAATCCTATGGAAGTAACTTATTGGATTGACTTATCTACTGATGCTAATGGTAATGTAATTAAAAGTTATGCAGGCAATGACTGGTTACCGGTTAATTACTTTACTAATACTGATTAGAGTGTAGAAATAAAGAAACTGAAATAGGAAATTGCAGATGAGGTAAATAGAGCTAAACAGGCTGAACAGAAGTTAACCAATGACCTAAACGGTAAAGCAAATAAGTCTACTACATTGGCAGGTTATGGTATTACTGATGCTTATACTAAATTAGAAACAGATGCTAAAGCTATCGAAATAGCACAAGCCGAATGTGCCAGATTAGTTGCCTCTGCTCCTGAAACTTTAAATACATTAGATGAAATAGCAGCTGCATTAGGTGACGATCCTAACTTTGCTACTACTATAACTAATCAATTAGGTACTAAAGCAAATAAGTCTGATGTATATACTAAAAGTGAAGCAAATAATAAGATAAATACTGCTGTAGCTAATAAAGTAACTTCTACAGATGTTACTCAGATTAAAGTAGTAAATGAAATACCTGAAGTAGGTAGTCAAACTCCTGGTATATTGTATATTAAACTTTCAGCTTAATTATGGGACAAGTTGGTTTAAATAATTTAACATTCCAAGAAGTTGCTGCTAATGGGAAATCCGTTCAAGAGATGTGGTTGAACGGTTCTTAGATATATGCTGCAGGTGACTTATGGTATGGAGTACGTTTTACAGGTAGTAGTCCTGATGGAGTAAGAACTGGTAATATGCAAATGCATAAAGACCTACCAGTACAATCATTATTCAAAGGCTGTAGACTTACTTCTGATGGTACTATTAAATACTTTAATGCTACAGATTGGGATCATTACGAAGATGGTTCTGAAGTAACTAATGGCATTGAAGATGGTAATGATATGGTTGAATTACCTGATGCATACTATACTGTAGTAGTACACGGAGACTATGATTGGGAAATCAGAATGTCTTTATATCCTTTAGAAGGATATACTAAGTTTAGTAAGAAGTATTGCTCTGCATATGAAGCTTATGGGGACGGCAGTACTTTATACTCAATTAGAAATCAAGTACCTACTGTAAGTACTAGTAGAACTACTTTCTTGACACAAGCTCGTAATGATAGAAGTAACAGTTATGCTATCTATACTTATGAGATACATAAGTTTATTACTTGGTGTTATGTAGTAGAATATGCTACCCTTAATAGTTAGAAAGCAGTTAATACTGCATTAACTGAAGAAGGTTATCATCAGGGTGGGCTTGGTAATGGTATTACTAATGGAACTAAGAAAGAAAACGGCGCTAATAGATGGGCCTTTGTACCTACAGGTACTACTAATTCATTAGGTAATGGTTCTGGTCAAGTACAGTATTCATACGTTAATACAGATGCAGAAGGTACTGAAACACAAGCCAGTCAATACGCTAATAGATATAGAGGTATTGAGAATCCATTTGGTCATGTATGGAAGAACTGTTGTGATATTGTTGTAACAGGAACAGACAATAAGATATACGTCACCAACAACAAAGAGAGTTTTGGCATAGATAAATCGTTATATGAAGACAGTGGTTTAACTACTCTAACTACCAGCGGACAATGGGTTAAACGCATTACAAACAATGCAGCTGCTGACTTATTCTGTTAGGAAGGTAGAGCTGATTCTACTACGTATTTCTGTGATCATTATTGGACGAATGCTGTAAAAGCTGACAGAACTTTACTGTTGGGGGCTGGCGCGGGTAATGGTTCCTATGCGGGTTTATTCGCTCTGCTTTCTTACGATGGCCTTGGTGCTGCGAATGCTGATGTCGGTACTCGTCTGGTATATATCCCTTAATTATTAACAAATAGGTTGTCGTTCTGGATTGAACAAGTAAGTTAGATAGGGGCTAACACGAGTAATAGTTCCAATGCAGGTTTATTCAATCTGAATTCTAACAATGACCTTAGTAATGCGAATGCTAATGTCAGTACAATGAAGCACGATTATCAGAGAACTATCAGTGATTTTCAGATTATTTTTGAGGAACGAGACCTTGCCTCTTGGCAAAATATAACTAACCTAAACGAGTGTGTTGGTAACTTCGGTGAAGACTCACTTAGGTGCTTCAGATGAAAAGATATAATAATTTATTTGAAAAGATTGTTTCAATAGACAATCTATATTTAGCTGATAAGAAAGCTAGAAAGAATAAGAGTAATAGAAATGATATTAAGGAGTTTGACAAGTATAAAGATAGTTTATTGGTTAGATTACAAAGTACACTGATAAATCAAACTTATACTACCTCTAAGTATGATACATTTATAATTAGAGAACCTAAAGAAAGACTTATATTTAAATTACCTTATTATCCTGATAGAATTGTTCATCATGCTATTATGAATATATTAGAACCAATTTGGCGTTCTGTATTTATTACTAATACTTATAGTTGTATTAAGAAGAGAGGAATTCATAAGGCATTATATGATGTACAAAGCGCATTGAAAGATAAATAGAATACAGTATATTGTCTCAAGTTAGATGTAAGAAAGTTTTATCCAAGTATAGACCATGAAATATTAAAGTAGATAGTTAGAAAGAAGATTAAAGATAATAAGCTACTTGCATTATTAGATGGTATTATAGACTCTGTAGAAGGAGTTCCTATTGGTAATTATCTTTCTTAGTTCTTTGCCAATCTTTATTTGTCATACTTTGATCATTGGCTTAAAGAGGATAAAGCTGTAAAGTATTACTTCAGATATGCAGATGATATGGTAATACTTCATAGTGATAAAGAATACTTAAGACAATTACTTGATGAAATAAGAGAGCAGTTAGGCACACTTAAATTAGAAATTAAAAGTAATTATCAGATATTCAGAGTAGAAGATAGAAGTATATCTTTTGTAGGATATAAAATCTATCACGATTATACTCTGATTAGAAAGAATATTAAACACAAAATGTGTAAGAAAGTTGCTGCTATGAATAAACTTAAGCATATGACTTATAGTGAATATAGGTAGCAAGTCTGTAGTCATATTGGTTGGATGAAACATTGTAATGGTATCAATCTACTAAAGAAGACAATCAAGTATCATTAGTTGATTGAATATGCTAGAAGCTCGTAAGAACCGCTATTGGTTTCAGTCAATAACATTTTTTGAGTTAGTAACACATTATTAAATCTGTCGTTATATAAATATAATCTCGAACAAATGTCATTTAGTCTCAGTTGATTTTTAAACCCCTTTTTGAATCTACTGGGACTTTTTTGGTTACCTTATCAAACTATTATCTATGAATTATTATCAGTTAGGAGAACAGACAATGCCGATATTTAAAAATATGTTTAGCAGTGTAGAGAAGTTTACTATCAGTGCGATTGGTGGATTAATATCTCTATACTCTCCGGTTTATGTCCCTATCTTAGCCTTAGCTGCTATTATAATTTTAGATACAATATATGAATGTAAGGTAAATAAGAAGAAGGAGACAACCGATATTGTTAGTAAATCTAAGAGATTATTTTCTAAGATATTTTATAAAATACGAGATGCTATTGTAGCAATCTGTGGTGCATTCACTATAGAGAAGTTTATAGTAACTTCAATTAATTTACATGCTGTAGAATTTGTTGCTGGAGCTATAGCACTCGTAGAATTCTTTACTTTACTTGAACACTTAGGTAAACTTCATCCCAGATGGAAAGTATGGACTTTACTTAAGAAATTAGTAAAGAAAAAAGGGGAACAGATATTAGATGTCAAATTAGATGATGAACTTTCAGATGATACCAGTCATAAGCGTAGTTAATTGGTTAAGAAAGAATTTCAAAGTAGTCGCAGTAGGTTTAGTTAGTTTACTTATTGCGACTATTTTTTATCAACATAATTAGCTACAGAATAAGAACAGAGAAATAGACAGAATAACTAACAACATAAGAGCATATGAAGAAATAGCTTCCAATGCTCAGGATAATAGCAGAGTACTTTAGCTTACTATAGATGAACTTAACCACAGTAAAGATAGCTTAATATAGCAAGTTAATAAGGTTAAGAAAGAATTAAAAATCAAAGACAAGAACCTAACTGACGCAAGTGTAATCAATACCTAGATTAATGATTCTGTGAAAACAGTAATCAAAGAAAAGTTAATAGACTTTAACGAAGAGCTAAAGCTCAATGATTTAACAACTATCATAGTTAGTAGAAAGGACTCAATCCTAACAGCCAAAATAGATTTAAAGAATCAATAGACTATTCTTATATACAAGAAGAAAGAGTATAAGAATTTTTATAAAAATGGCTGGGTTAGATTCTGGCACTTTGATTGGCGACGCATAGAAACAAAAGAATATCAAATAGTTAATACCAATCCACTTATCAAAGTAACAGGTACAAGAATAGTAGAAGTACCTAAGTAAATAATATATTCAATAATTATTAATCAATAATAATATGCATAGAATATTTCGTGTTAAGGCTTACGAGATGGAACACGGACCTCATTTCAATGAGGAACACGCTCGTAAAGCTGTAATGAAGATGGAAAATGAGGATGGTACTCGTGGACAACATTGGTCATTAGAGGAAACTTCTGCTATAACAGACAGCTCTTTAGGTTTAACTATATCTACAAATAAATAGGAAATAATAAGTATAGTACGCAGTCAGTATAATACTTATAAATAGAGAAAAGAAGCTATAGCAAAGTGTGATGAAGAAATGTCTAAGTGTCAATAGCTATTAGATAAGTTAGAGGTAACCAATGATACAGACAAAGAAGATTCAAAAATAACAGAGCTTCAAAAAGAAATAAACGAATTAAAGAATATCATAAGGAAAGCAAATCAAATGGTTCCTCAACCTATGAAAGAGATGTTACCATAGGATATGAAAGATGCAATGAATAAGGTTGATCAATAAGATCAACCTTTTTTTATTTTAAGGCTGTGTAAGAAGAGCTATTAGTTATTTAAAGGGATTGTAAGGGTAAGCATATAAAATGCAGCTATGGGCTTTAAAATGCGTTTTAGTCTGTATTAACGTTAATATTTAATAAAATGAGTCTTAATAATCTTATTGATAATATTTTATAGATTGTTCGTAATAATAATATAGCAGAATCAGAACATATTTCAAGACATTAGATTGAATTATGGATTCACTATTATAGAGCAATGCTTATAAAGTAGGCTATTGATAAAGGTTACGATGTTGATGAAGCGTATGTCACTACATTAGAACCTATTCATCTAGATAGAGTACAAATAGTTCCTGGTAAGTTTGTATTCGTTGGTGAGAAAGAACTACCTACTTTAATCAATTTCAGATATAAACCAGGAGTAATAGCTGTACGGGATATGTTTGGTAACCTAATATAGTTAGGTAGTTATACTAAAGCTAAATTGTAGAAGTATAGAAAAGCTACATGTAAAGACTATATTGCTTGGGTTAAGAACAATAAGATATATGTCGAAGGAGATTCTAATCAGTTAGAGTACATAAGTATAGATGTAATACTTTAGGATCCTACTAAAGATATACCCTGTTATAACCCAGATGATGAATATCCGGTTCCATCAGCTATGGTACCTATTATTGTGTAGATGATATTAGAGAAAGAATTAAGAGTTATGGTAGCTTCGCCTAGTGATGTTACTAATGATTCTAAGGACGATAATCAGAATAGATATAGTAATAAATGAGAGAAAGAGTAAAATATAAAAGAAAGAGCTATACTATTGCTGATTTCTATATTAATTATAAGAATCAAATAGATACTAATACTTAGTATGATGTTGACTTAAAAACATATAAGGCAATAGTAACAGATTACTTTAAGTATATTAGAGATGAAATAATGTAGAACTGCAAGGAAGTAAAATTACCTTGCAGATTAGGTACATTATAGATAATAAAACATTAGCCAAAGGAATTCTCAGGTAAGAGTTTGAGATGGGATTGGAAAGCTACTAAAGAAACAGGTAAACCTGTATATTTACTAAACGATCATAGTGGTTATTTCAAGTACAGATTTCATTGGTCTAAAAAGAACTGTTTATTAACTAATAAGAGCAAGTATTAGTTCATAGCTTCAAGAGAAAATAAACGTGCACTTGCTCAAATTATTTTTAATAAATTAAAAGATTATCCAGAATTATAAGTTATGATAAATAATAGAATGATTAGCTCCAAAACAGTTCTGGCAAAGGTCATTTCAGACCTAGATTTAAAGGAAGAAGAAATTAAAATATCTGATATCCGAGAATGGATATGTGAGGGTTTACTTAAGATTGGAGCTATACAACAGTATGAACACAAGGTATCTATACTACCTGTTAAATGTCATTAGGCTTCCTTACCGTGTGATTTATATAAACTCGGTTAGGTAGCATTTTCATTTTGTAATAGTGGTGGTTGGTTACCTATGAGAAAAGCTACATCTAGTTTTGGAGTATACCATGACAAATGCATTGATAAACCGTGTATGCTTATACCAGATGCTGGCTTAATACCTTTAGTAAAGAACTTATTTAATTTAGTATCTGATAGAGAAGCTTTAGATAAACTTAATTCAGATTCTAATATGCGTGATACTTTAAGTGCTTTAGTAAACCAATATACTGTAGCTAGTCCATCTAATAGGTATGTAAATGGTAAGTTTGCTCATACTGATGGAACTATGTACAGTGCTGATTTATAGTATATGACAAAACCAGGTTATATTATGACTAATATACCTACCGGATTTGTCAAAATAGAATACTATGCTATATTTACTGATGAAGAAGGTATGCCAATGATACCTGATATGGAATCCTATAAGGAAGCATTACTATGGTATGTTACTTTAAAGTTAATGTATCCTAAGAAGCTTAAAGGACAAATATCCCAATAGGATTACTTAGAAATGAAGACTAGTTGGAATTATTATTGTAAACAAGCTTACGGTGAAGCTATGGCTCCCGGTGTAGATGAAATGGAGAGCATTAAAAATTCTTGGTTGAAGTTATATCCTGAAATTGATGATCACGATACCTTCTTTTCAACTAGTGGAGATGAACAAATATTATATAATTAGAGTAGATAATTATGATTAGTAATACAGCTCAAATAAACACGTTTACAGGCGGTATGGATACTGATACAGATGTCAACTTATTGCCAAACAATAAGTATAGATATGCGTAGGATGTTCGTATCGTTACTGATGATAGAGGAACTACAGGTGTACTATAGAGTGTAGAGGGAGCTAAGAAATATAACTTTGGTATTAAAGGTACAGAAGAAATAATAGGTACAGCTACTATAAATGATATTGCAGTAATTGTTACTAAGTTAGTTGACGGTTATAATAAAATATATCGTATAGAGAATTTTGATTCTCCTAATTTAATTAGTACTATTGTATTATAGGGTAAATTAAAACTATGTGAAAAAGCTGATTCAAATCAGTTAAGTATAGTATTAAATTACGAAATACAGTCCGATATTAAAGCTTACTTTACTGATGGAAACTCATCTATTAAAGTAATCAACATTATGAGTGATAAGTATATAAAGTACCCTAATGTCGATAATCCTTTAGTAGATGCAGATGGTAATATACTTAATCCTGATAGTATTGATATAATACCTAATGCAATATTACCACCATTTGAAGTTACAGATATTGTGTCTGGTAACTTTCAAGCTGGTATGGTACAGTATTGTTATAGACTGTATAATAAACACTCTCAATAGACTTCATTATCTAGTTTGAGTAATTTAGTACATTTAGATGCTTCTAAAATTAATTCTCCATTAATAAATCACGAAGGGTCTTAGAAAGGCTCTTATACAGGTAAAGGATGTACAGTAAGAGCAAAACTTAGCACTAAAGATTTCAATAGATGTACTATAGTACGTATCTTCTATGAAGATAACAACTCTATTCCTACTTATTCTGTAATAGATGATATTGAAATAGACACGAATTTAGATTACATAAGTTATACTGATACTGGTAATAGTGCATTAAGTACTATGACATAGGAAGAATTTAATGCGTTTACTAGCTATTCTTTTATATGTAACAGTATCACTTCTCTATAGAACAGACTATTTGCGTCTAATGTTACAGAAACGTCTTGGATACCAATGATATATGATAACAATGATCTAGTAGAATACGATGCAAGAGTATATAGAGCTAATGCTAACAATTATGTTAGGTTAGAAACTGCTAATCCTGATGACTATGAATATTTCTCAATTACAGATTACGATGCTATGAGGAAAATTCCAAGACATCATGATTGCATTAACCCTTATAATGCGGCTAGATCTAGCTTTGGGCAGCCTACAGAATATGTATATGGAGAAGGAAATAAACTTGGAGGTAATGGGCTAAATATATCATATAGTTTTATTAATACAGAATTAAATGAAACTTATTCTCCTCTTACTGGCGCAGGATTGGCAAATAATGTGGGACTTGATGTTAGCGGTTTTACTACAAATTCTATGCCTATTTATGAATTAAATGGAAGTAAAATATATGATAGACCTATAACTTCTGCTTATAGACAAAGAAATTATGCTGATCCTATTATAGCTTCGTTGTTTAGAAGTTATCAACGAGATGAAGTATATCGCTTTGGTATCGTATTTTACAATAGTAAATTTATAGCTTCTCCAGTGTTATGGATAGGAGATATTAGAATGCCTAATTTAGTCACAGCCCCTCTTCTTACACAATATGGTAGTTACTGGTACTCAAAACCTATAGGCATTAAATTTACGGTAAAGAACTTTCCTATTGATGCGGTATCTTATGAAATAGTAAGATGTGATAGAACAGAAAAAGATAGGACCATTGTATCACAAGGAGTTATCACTCCAATACATAATTATAAAATTGTTGAAACAAGCGATACTGGAGAAATAGGCAGAGGAGAAAGTAATAAAGACACTAATGAGTATAGGCCAATGCCATTTTTACATACTAAACGTAGAGGGTTGGTAATAGAAAGATCTGGAGCAGGCAAGGTTGGAAAAAGAATTGATAGTGAAGATATAACTGATAATTATTGGAGGTTTATATCACCTGAAGTATGTTTTAATGGAGAAAAGACTGAAGCTCTATTTAAAGACAATATATATCTTAGATAGGAAGCAGTTCTTATATCTGATTTCAGTAAACAAGATACAGATTAGCAAGGTACAAATGTGCAAAACTGGGTAGCTATGAATAACTCAGCTTAGCGTTTACCAGAAGGAACATCTCATGTAACTAATAGAGCAAAAACTAAAGTATATAATTCTGATAATAATCCGTCAGCTTCAGCATCACAAGTATTTGCAATTCACAATGATGACTGGTACTGTGCTTATATATAGAAATTCTACTTTCAAGTAAATTCTAAATTTATAGGAAAGGAACAAAGCATAGTAGATGCAAAACTTCCAGCTATAATACCATACAATGCTGTACTAAACGGTGGAGTAAAACCTTATAAAGCTAGTATAGGTAACATTACTTATTCTAATTGGACCGCTAGTAATTTTTATGAGGGTGGAAATAATATAGATGTAATTACTTATGGCCCAGCTGGTCCATGTCTTATATTATAGGTATCAGATGATGATATACTTTCAATCCAACCTATTTCATTTTATCGTGATGAACATGCTAATGATAATTGTCCATTAATTGTAGTTAATGCAAAAAAACCATTAATACCATATAACGGTAATACTTATTCAGCTAGAACTAGTTCTACATATATACCTATAGGGTCATATGGTGATAAGAATAATCCTGTAGTATATGCTTTTGGAGGAGATACTTATATTGGTATTCTAGATTATCCATCTCAAATGATATTTCAAAGAAATGAAGCTTCTGGTGGTGATTCTTGGTCTGAACGAAAACGTTATTTCGGAGCGTATATTCCATTAGAAAGCACTATCAATTTGAAATTATCTATGGGGCAAATGACTAATAGAACATATAATGGTGCTTCAAATAATGTAGATGCATATTTGCAAATAGAACCTGTTCAATTAGGTACATATCATTCGCAAAGTAAACCTTATTATTTATATAATGACGCATACTCTGCATAGCCTGATGGAAAAATATTTAGTACTAGAGGATTATATGATGAAGCAAATGTAAAATCAGCTAATAGGGTATATGTTTCACAAGCTAAAACTACAAATGAGAATATAGATAATTGGTCTATATTTAAACCTGCTGATTTTATAGATGTAGATTATTAGTATGGAGAGATAACTAATATAAAAGGTATATTCAATAGACTATACTTCTGGTAGAATAATGCATTTGGTATACTATCTGTAAATGAAAGATCACTAATACAAGATAACAATGTAGGACAACTAGTATTAGGTACTGGTGGAGTATTGGATAGATACGATTATTTGAGTACTCTAAATGGTACTAATGTAGTTAATGATAGAAGTATTGTTAACTCTAGTAATAGCATATATTGGTACGATTCTAATAAGAATGAAATATGTAAATATACAGGAAGTGGAATAAGTATAATATCAAAAGATTGTAACGTGCAGTCTTATATGAATAACATGTATAATCAAAAGACTAAAGGAGCTAATTCATTGTATGATAAGAAATATGATGAAGTATGGTTCAGACTGTATAATAAGTCTTTGATATATAATGAAAAATTAAACGCATTTACATCTTTATATACATTTGATCCAGATTTTACGTTACCTCTTACAGATAAAATTGTAACAACTAAGAATAATGAGTTCTATATCATTAATTCATTAGATATAGAAGGATTTGGTGATACTAGTAAAGACATTAGATTAAAGATAGTAGTAAACAAAGATCCTCAGTATACTAAAGTATTTGATAATATTCAGTTATAGGGAGACTTTATAGATCCAAATAATAAAATACTAACCAATGATATTCTTGATAGTATTAAATTAACTACTAAACACTAGGTAGCTAATAAAGACGGTTAGGATTTAGTATTTGACTATCGTGAAGATACTTATAGATTACCAGTTCCAAGACAGGATTCATTTGAAGAGGATGATAATATGTCATTCCCTGCTAGAATGAGAGGTAAATATATGATATGTGATTATAAATTTAAATCAGATAAGGATTATTCTTTTTAGATGCCTTAGATAACAACTACTTATAGATATTCTAGAATTTAATATGAAAAAGAATACAAAGAAAAGAAAAATATAGATTCCTGCTGCGTAGTTTGGTTTGCCGGTATCTTTAAGTAATATGTAGGAATTACAATCATCAATAGCTAGGGGGACTGCTCCAAATAACCCTAACAATCTTATGATTAAGAATAATCCTGCTAATACAAATATAGGAAATATATCAGAAATAGCTTAGGCAATACCTGGAGCCATAAATACATTGGCAAGTCCTTTCTAGACTTCTACTGCTACTACTGGTGGAGAGGCTACTATGCAATCTCTTACTGGTATAGCGGAAGGTGCAGGATCTGGAGCACAACTTGGTATGACTATAGGTGGACCTGTAGGTGGTTTAGTAGGTGGTATTGCTGGTGCAGCAGTTGGTCTTATTGGTAAGAAAGGTAAAGCAGCAGAAATGACTTCATTTACTGATTTTGATGAAGGTACTTTAGGTACTGGTTTAAGAGGAGCTTTTAGAAATAAGAAACTAAGAAGACGTAGAGCTGCTATAAGATTGAATGCATTTCAAAATAGAGAAGCTGTAGCTGGCACAGAAAGATTAGCTAATGAGTTTAATGAAGATAATACGGAGTTTGATACTGATGTATTTGAATACGGAGGTAAAGTTCCGTCATCATTGGCTTATGTAGATGATGGAGAACTAATACAGACTCCAGATGGTACAGTGAGTAAAGTACCAGAACAAGGACAACCTACAGATAGTAATTTAGTAAACTTACCTGAAGGAAGTAGAATATTAAGTAATACTTTGAAAGTACCAGGTACAAATAAAACCTTTGCAGAATTAGGTGTTAAAATGATGGCAAAGAAGAAAAGTAAAGGAAAAGATATATATGCTTAGAACTCTGATATGTTAAATAATATGAACAATCAGTTGTTACATGATAAGCTATTTACTATGCAAGAAAATTTGAAAGCAAAAAGAGGAATTAAATCTAAAAGTAAAAGTATAAATGCTTTCGATAATGGTGGTTTAAATACTTATAAGTATGATACTACATTCACAGATTATGATAAACTGTACTCTCCACAGTATATGAATTTTGTTAATTCTCTAAAAGAGAATGATACTACTTCATCTAATTGGCTTAACAGAATTAATAGTGGTGAATTTGGTAATATTGGTGGTAATAAATTTTCTATTGCTAATATTAAACGTCTTGCTACAGACAGAAAAAAAGGTCCTGTACATAATGCTATGTTAGCTGCTTCTACAGCTTATGCTAAAGAAAACCCTGTAAATCCAGTTACCGCTCCAAATGTAGATTTAGTATTAGATATGCCAACTGATGCAGAACAAAATGCTATGTTAAATGTATCAGCTACTCCTCAAGATATTGCATATCGTAAAACACCACGAGATATCAGGAGAGAAAGAATGGGTAGTCTTACTGACAGTTTATCAGGTCTGACATCAGGTATTGCATCATTAGCTCCTATAATGTCCAATCTGTTTACTAGCGACCCAGAAGCTGTACCAGCAAACTATAATCCGTATGCTACAGCTATTACTAACACTATGGGTAGACGTAGATACAATATTGATCCGCTACTCAGAGATATAGAAACTAATAGAAATGTAGCCAATTATGCAGCTAGCCAATAGAGAACTAATACTGGTCAAGATATGGCGTTTAGATTGCAAAATGCTATTGCTACTAATAAAGCTATTGCTGCTGCTAGAGCTGCTGAAAGTAATGCAAATAATCAATATAAAGCGGAATATGCCAACGCAATGAATAACTTAGGACAGCAGTGGGTTCAAGCTACTAACTTAGCATCTGAACTTAATGCTCGTAATAGAGCTACTGCTAGAAATATTCGCAGAACTGGTTTAGGTCAATTAAGTCAGTGGGCTCAAAATAGAGAATTAATGAGCAATCAAAGAAGTAGAGATAATGCTATGCTTAAATTATATGATCCGTTCTTACAAGCTGGTTTTACTTCTGCTGATATGAGTCAATTTAAGAAATGGTTAAATAAGGGAGGAAATAGATAATGACAGCTAATAGATATGATTAGGCTGCTGAAGCCCCTATATTAAACACATACGTTCCTATTAACTTTGGGGAACTATACAGAATAGGAGCTACATAGAAAGCAGCAGTAGATGAAGCAGCTAAACAATTTAGTACAGCATTACAGAAGTTTGGGGAATTTCGTTCCCCATCTGCTGTAGATACACAGAACTGGTATAATCTAACTATTAATAGAAAAGATGTACAGGATGCCATTAGTCAGATAGCTCAGAATCCCGATGCTATGAAAGATGCTTCCTTTAGAGCTAATCTACAGTCTTTAATTAATAGTACCGATTATTCATCTTTGTCCTTACTTAAGGAAAGTGCTGATAATTTAAGAGCTGGATTAGAGATGAGAGCTAAAATGGAAGCTGAAGGTAAATACAAAGAAGGATGGGATGATTCTAATATTCCTCAGTATGATACATTGAGTAACAAAAGAGTATTTAGTGACATTACTCCTGTCAGATATATGACAGCTGATGAGTTATCTAATCCTTACTTTAGTAATCTCAAACCTAGTAGTTTAGGTTCAGTATGGAAAGATGGGGTTAAGTATAATAGAGCTGGCATTACATACGACACACTGTATGACATAGCTAATGCTAGATTTAATGATTTAGTAAGTACACCTCAAGGGCAGAAATATTATAAAGAAGCTTTGCAAGCTACAGGTGGTAATGAAGCTGCTGCTAGAGAAGCATTTGTAGGAATGATTGCAGATTCACAAAGAGACAGAATAGTAAACCAAGATACTGTCGACCCATTGTGGTTAATACAAGCTAAGCATGCTGCAAGTAGAACAGGTAAAGATGAAATAATTAGACCTAATCCTACCAGATTAGACTTTTTAAATGAATCTATTACCAGAAGCGTGCAATCTAGAATTGGTTCTAGATTTGATCAATATAGAAACTATATAGAAGGATTGATAAGTAAATATCCAAATACTAAAATAGCTCAAGATGCTAAGAAAGGAGTTCAGAATATTGATAATATGATGAGCTCATATATGCAACTTAATCAAGCTGCAATGCAGTATTCCAATGCTTACAGAGCTACTGGTAATGATAATGATTTGATAGTAGCTAGAAGTGCATCAGATGCAGCTGATAGATTGCAAGCTCAAATGATAGGCTTAGCTAATAAGCATATACTTAGAGATGAATTCCAAAAGACATCTGGTTTCTCTCCTATATCAGTAAGCGGTAACAAAGAATATTCTAAACAAGGATATTTAAAAGGAGTAAATTCTGCTCTAGATATGATTAAAGGTAATGTTAGCTTACTTGAGAGTGACGATTTATTAACTGGTATAGGCGGTTCACAACAAGAAATAAAAGATGAAAATGGAACCACAAAGAATGTATATCAGTTTAATGATTCTAGAGGATTCTTATTACCAGAAACAGTATTCCAAATTGCTTCTGAAACTACCCCTAGAAAAGCAGAAAGAGTGGCTGGTTTTGGTAGAGACACAAGCTTCCCATTAAAGGAAGTACTTGAATCAGGTAATTTATCTGATGTACAGTTCTTACCTGAAGGCAAAATGGTTAAAGTAGGACCTGGAACATTTGCATTATCTGGTAAAATAAGAATACCTAAAGAAAGAATAGAACAAGCGTTAGGTACAGGTCTTTGGAGCGATAAAGGTTTAACACAAGGATTTGCAGATAACTTAGTAGCTCCGTTTGGTAGACAGAGTACCAGAACTGCATTAAAAGACTTATATAAAGCTTCAGAAGTTACAGAAGTAGTTGGAGAAGATGGTCATGAATATTTTGAGATGGATATATTCAAAGCATTACCAAGTACTAACAATGCTCCAGAATTCTGGCAAAGAGTAAATCAAAGATGGCAAGGTGGTTCACCTACAGGTATAGGTGGTACATCCCAAGCTAAAGATGAATATGGAACTTCAGCATTACAAACATTAGGAAGTATAAGATAATATGAAAAGAAAAGTATACGATACATCATTAACAGATAGTATAAGATAGAGAACAGCTTTGTACGATGCTTATTAGGCTCCAAAAGCTAACGTAGAAGAATATTTCCATACTATGGAGAACCCTCGTTATGAGGGTGCTCCTGATGATTTTGGAGTTACAGATTGGGTATCTAATGCATTTAATGATTGGAACCTTAAAAGAAATGAGGTTATTAGAGATAGTGCATTAGGTGACTATGTAATGGCAGATTAGGATTATAATACAATTCTAAATGCCAAAAACTATATCCAAGCTGTACGTGATATTAACACTATACTTCCTCAATTAAGACAAGATCCTACTAATAAAGATTTAAAACAGTAGGTAAAGTTACTGTCTGATACTATTCTCAATAACAAAGAAGCTTACAATAATATATTAAATGATAAGTTGAATGACTCTTCTTTAAATACAAAGCTGAAAACCGATTTCATTAACGGAAATTGGAATTCAGCTTTAAGTGAAATAGATCGTCAGACAACAGAACAGATAGATAAAGCTACAGGATCTTATTCAGATCCTAATACTTTATATGCTAGAAAGAGTCAAGCTTTAGTTTAGGCAGATATTGCACAGAATAATGCTGATGAGTACAATAGTAAGTTAACTTCTGACTATTATCGTAGAAAATCACAACAACCTGGTATGGATCTTACTGATATAGATACATATTTGTTTAAGATGCCAGGATTAATGGGCTCATCTGCCGCTACTATTACTAATGATATACTTACTACTGGTACTACTTATGCAGCAACATCAATAGGTTCTAGTTTTGGTCCTATAGGTACAGCTGTAGGTATGACCGTTGGAGCAGGTGCAGCTATAGTAGGTAATCTATTCAGTAGAGAAAGGGAATCCAAAGGAGAAGTATATAGTAACTATAAGACATCAGTGCTTAATCAGATTGATAAAAGTGGTATTTCTAAACAGTTATTAAAGGATGCCAAAGCAGAAATGCAAAGAATGGGTTCTTATACTCAAGAATAGATAGATAATGATGATTACGTATACGATCAATTACTTACTAATCAAGTAAAAGTAAACAACGTTAAGTTCGATAAAATTCGTCTTAACAACTTTGAAGGTATGAAGTCTCTTTATACTGATAATATGGCTTTGTCTGCTTGGGATGCTACACAGACTATGCTGGAAGTTATACCATTGGGTAAGATGGCTAAAAGTGTACGTGGTTTAAAAACTATAGCTGAAAAGTATGATAAAGGTAAAGGCTTCTTAAAAGGAGAATTTGCAAAGCGTATAGATGATGTAGCTAGCTTTGGTATAGATAGTGTAGATAAACTTCCTAAAATAACTAAACGTAAAGCAGTATTGGATTTAGGAGGTAGAATTCTTATATCTTCTGCTATGGAAGGTGCAGAAGAAGGCACTCAATATATGAAAGGTTAGGACTACATTGACAGACACTTTGAAGAAAATCCTAATCTGGCAAAGAGTTTCATTAAGAACATAGGATCTGGAGCAAGATCTATATTTGCAGCAATTACTCCCTGGGATTCTGTATATTCAGACGATGCAGAATTTATGGAAAACTTTAAAGGTGGGGCATTGCTTGGTGGCCTAATGACTGGTGGGATAGGTGCTGCTACTTCTTACTTACAAACTAGAGACCAATTACAAGCAGATAAACTATTATCAGCTTTATATGCTGAAAAACTAGATCAAAAGGATAGAGTAAGAAAAGACATAGTATATGCAGAAATGGCTGCAAATAATAAGTGGAATAACTTAATGCAATCATTTGATAATCTTCAATCTGCCAACATTGATGGTCTTACTCAAGAAGATATAGAGACTGAAAGAAATAATGCTAATAGAGTAAGAAACATAGCTACATCTGAATCGGCATTAAAACAGGCTGAAACATTAGGTATAGAACCAAATACTGATGATTATAATATACTCATCGCTCTAAAGGATCACTATGATAAACTAGTTGAAGAAGCTGATAAAAATTCTACAACAGCGAATAATAGACTGTAGAGTATATTAAATGGAGAAGAGGTAAATAAGCAAATTGAAAGAGTAATAGCCAAACTGTCTGACGAACAACGCTCACAGATAAGTGTAGAAGATATAAGAAATGCTATATCTCTGTACTCTGAATTATCAGTTTATGATCAACTAATAAGCGACTATAAGCAAAATAGTACTAAACTTAATGAACTTGAAAAGAATACCAATTTACGTACATCTAAAGCCGATGTTATACACTTTAGAAACCTATTGAATACAGATAGAGAGTCTTTATTCAATAGCTATACTGAACTCAAAAAGGTATTAAATCAGTTTGATTTAACTGAAACTGACTTTCAAGTTCCCTCTATACATCAGGATTTAGCTGATGCTCAAGAACAAGTTATATTGACTTCTTTGGATCAAGCTAGAGCCCGTGAAGAGAACAATCTAATGTCTTCAGACGATAAGAAATCTATAATGACTAAGATCAATAAATGGAAAGATTCTGAAGCTAAAGAAGATGATTTTGTACAAGATATAGAAGACTTATACTCTGGTAGAACTCAAGAGAAAGTAGTAGAAGAAGGAGAAGAAGTTACTCCAGAACCTATTACTACGGAAACTGCTCCTATTCAAGAGTAGGAAAAGCCACAGGAAGAGGAAGATACAGTTGGAGGGTCTCCTGTAGCATTGTCTTATTTATTAGAGGGAGGTAAAGGTTCTATATTATCTACAGGTTATTTGTTACACGCAATATCTGCTGCATTTCCAATTGCTACATAGGAACTAGAAAATGTACGTAGTAAATACTTAAGCTCTATTTCTGATGATCCAAGCATTTTTGTCACTAATGGAAGTGAAGTAATAGATTAGCTTAGATCTATTGTAAATAGTAAATATGGTAGTAAAGGAATAGAAATACTAAATAAATTATTAGGCAATCCTACTGGATTCTTTCCTAGAGAAGGAGCTAAAATTCAAATTGAATTAGATAATTTAGTTCCTATAACAGAACAAGAGATATCATAGGAAGACAGGGGTGTAAAGTCAGCTAGACAGAATGCTGAAGAAATTCAGAATGAATTCTTTACTACTGAAAGAGACAGCCGTGGAAACAGTAAAGTAGTATTGAACACAAATAATGAATTTGGTCAAGCTTACAAGCAAGCTAGCGATGCTTTACGTGAATCATTTATATCTCAACATCCTAATGTGAAGAACTATTCTGAATATGTTGCTGCTTCACAAATGGATAGAGCAGAAGGACCGGAAGCTGAAAGATGGTAGGAAATATACGATCTTAGAAATCAATTAGAAGAAGAAGTATATAACAATGGTAATTCTGATAAAGCTAAATAGTTAGTAGGTCAGTTGAAAGAAGCAATAGAAAATAAAATTGATTCTAATTTATTAAAAGAAGCTTATAATGATTTTGTTAGTTCAGGAGAGTGGAAAATATCACAGAACTTACAAAATAGAGAAAAAGCTAGAGCTGAAGAGTTGAAGCTTCTCGCCCAAGAAGCTAGAGAAGAAATAGCTTAGAGAGAACAACAGAACATATAGAATAAAGAGAAAGAAGTTCAAAAACCTATTACTGTTCCTAGTGAAACTCCTACTCCTGTATCTCCTGTTGAAGAAGCTCCTAAGACAGAACCATTAACTATAGAGGACGTACCAACTCTTAGTGACATACTTGGTGGATGGCTTGGTGATGAAGCTAAGCAAGCTTTAGAAACTCCTAATTAGGTTATTAAGGAGCAACAAGTTACAGAGGATACTGAAACTGAACCCAGACAATTAGAAGAGTTAACTTATGACTCTAGATTAGATCCATATTCTCACGAATTGAACTACAGACTTACTGATTCTAAGCAGAATGAGCAAGGACAATGGATTAGAGTACCTAAGAAATTCCAAGGTATGGAGCAGTATCTGAATAATGAAGAATTCTCTGAGGTATCTGGACAACCTGACTTTATCAAAGAAGTAACTAAGAACGGAGTACGTATAGTAGTAAGACCTTATACTAAAGATGACGGTACTACTACAGACGCTATATATGCTTTATTTAACTATAAAGATAAAGAATATATCGCTAGCATTAAAACTGTAGAAGGACTATATGCTAGAGGAAACAGAGCTTTCAACAGATTGCCGTTTAATGATCAACAGTTAATTGTAAATAATCTCAGTGCTTTACGTAATAAAGTACTAGAGTTGAATAAACAAGTATAGTCTAATCCTAACTTATAGATAGTGCCTACTACCATAAGAAAAACCAATGGTAGAATTGTAAATCTTAAAAATGAAGATGGTAGCCCCAAGAATAGAAATCTTACTGAATCTTCTTGGTTAACTGTTAAAGATCCGTATGAAATTAATTCTGAAAATACTTAGATAGGTATTACTACAGGTGGTTTAGGGGGCAATGTAATTCGCTTTAAGAACCAAGTAATATCTGCTAAAGGTTTCCCTATGGGTAAACCAGTATGGATGATTAAGACTTCTAGAGATGACGGAAGTTCATCTCAAATAGGTGTAGTACTAAATTATGGTAACTTTAAAGATAAACCAGAAGTAGCTGATCTTATAATCAATTTAGTTACTTCTAAAGATCAATTCTATACGGATGCAAATGGTGCAGTTACTAATATTACACCACAGAATGTACTACAGTTCTTAGTAAACTTTGGCCCTCAAACAGCTACTAATCCTAATGATACTAGACTGTCTCCAGAACAAGTAAGAGCTAAAATGGCTAAGCAGTTCTATCTTACTGAAGATAATCAATTAGTAGTAGGTCAACAAGTATATAACTTAAATGATATAACTACTGTACCAGAAATTAGAGAAAGACTGAAGAATTATATAATGGATAATTTCCATTGGAATATTGATGAATCGGGTTTAAGTTCTAATTATCTAGGTGGTGATTTACAGTCCCAAGTAAAGGATCCTAAACTATATCCTTTGGCTTTATTCTTAAAGAACAATAATGTAGATAAGATCACATTAATACCGAATGTTTTAGAGTTTACTAATAAAGATTTTGGTATTACTAAAGATAGTAATGGTAATAAGTAGGTAGACTCTAGTCATCCTAATGGTATTAGTGTACTTGGTTGGTATATAAAACAAGGTATATTACTTACAGATGTAGCTGATACTTTACAAGATGCTAACATTTACATTGACGATGTAATGTTAGTAGATAAGACAGCAGAGCGTAAAATAGAGCAGTCTCAGCAAAAAGTTCAGGAAGAAACTAAAAGAGGTAGTATTACTCTACCAGATGAAACAGGTAAGCAAACTACTATAGATTTGGATGAAATATTTTCTATATTAGACGGTAAAGGTAGAAAAGGTCCTAATATGGAAGTAACCGAAAAGGAAGTATCTGAATTGGCTATCAATAGCTAGAATAGAATGAATTCTGAATAGGCTGAAGAGTGGATACAATCTACTTTAGGTATTACTCCAGAAATAGTTTCTTCTGTCATAGATGTTACAGAGGCTGGTAATATTGTAGTAGGTAGAGTAACCGAAGATTCTATAAAGATCTCAGAGTAGGCTCCAGAAGGTGTTCAATATCACGAGGCATGGCATAGAGTATCTCAATTGTTAATTGATCCTAAACATAGAAACAGAATTTACAAAAAGTATAGAGATCAAGGATTAACTGATAAGCAAATTGATGAAAAATTAGCTGATCAGTTTAAAGACTTCATGCTAAACGAATCAGGCAATTACAGATTTGATACTAAAAACTGGTTCAGAAGAATATACGACTTTATTAAGTTATGGATTAGAACTGGTCAATATGGATTAGCTAAGATATATTCAGCTATTAACAGAGGTAAGTATTATGGATTGAAGCCAAGTACTGAAAATGTAGCTAGATTCAGAGAAATATACAAAGGTGAAGGAGCTAACATGGAAGTATCTGGATATAAATTTAAACATATTCAGACAGTTAAACAATTGAATGACATTATAAACAGTTTGACATATGCTTTCTTCCAAGTATCATTTACTGATGGTAAGACAATAAACTACTCTGATTTATCTAAGGAAGCTCCTAAGTTTGATAGACTTAAACTTATACTTCAGGCACAAGCTTATAAGTATCCTTCTGATGTTATCAATGAAGTAGTAGAGAAATTTGATTCTGTTATCCTACCAATGCTTACGGTTAAGCTAAAATAGTTAGGAATTAGAGCCGTAGATAGAAATGAAAATGATACTATTTCTAATATAGAAGAAGGTACAGAAGGAGTGAATATAGGGCAGCATACTGTAGAAGGTATGAATATATCTATTAGAGATAATGCTCCTGCTGAAGTTAAATTCTTCTTCCAAACTATTCCAGCATATGAAATAGGTAAAGATGGCACTCCTCAAACTAAATTCGATGAATATACTCATTTCCCTAGTTTCGTAGATCCTAATATAGCTTGGACAAACATATTAAAAGATCTATCTGGCTGTAGAACTATATCCAACATTATAGATAAAGTACAATTCTTTGCCAAGAATGGTGACACTTTCTATCAAGCTTTATTACTTAGATTAACTACTTTAGTAAAGAACTCATTAAGTGCTGACACTAATGTAGCTACTCAAGCTGAAGCAATGCTTACTAGAATAGAGACTGTTATTACATCTGATATTAATAACTACATTACAGTAAAGATTAGTGAAGATGCTGAAACAGGATTTACTAGAATGGAACTAAAGGATAATACTATAGATGTAAAAGCAGCTAATTATCCTAGAGTATGGTCACAATACCTATTTAATAATTCTGGTATATTTAAGTATAATGAAAGTGGAGCAATTGTAGCAACAGATAATGCTAAGCAAACCTTACGTGTTATAATAGATAATTTCAACAGAATTAGAAATGCGTTTACTAACAATAAAGGTTTGTTAAGAATAGGAGATAACAACATAGATTTACACGAAGCATCTAATCAAGAGTATCTGAAAGATATTATTATTCGTATGATGAATTCTGTTGGTATAGGAATAGATAAACCTACTCTTAACAGAATGTTGCTATCTGGAGATTACGGTAATCCTAGATTAGACCAATATACTCTATTAAATTCATTCTTAGTAAACAGAATTAAATTTGGTGGTGTTCCTAGATTAGTAGAAACATTAGAGAACATTAAGAATTCTATTAATAAAGATAATACTATTAGTCCTATAAAGGTAGCAGAAGAGTCGTTACAACCTACTCAAATATGGAATACATCTGGATTTATCAAAGAAATTGCTAATTACTATGCCTATCAACACGCTACTGATAAAAGCTTAAGTAGTTATGGTCCAGATGGTAATAGTTATTATATGGTATCTCAAAATAACTTTGCTAAAGATAGACTTAATGAAATAGTAAATGATAAAGATACATTTGATAACTTAAATTCCGTAGTATATAATGGCAATTCAATAATACTTAATTCTGTAAAGAATGGTAATAAAGATCTGTCTGTCGAAACTCTTATAAACTTCAAAGATACTACTTCACAAGATACTGGTAGAGATTACTTTGGAATTACTGATAGAGAGGACTATTTAGCTAAAATGGTAGCTGTATTTAATGATAGAATCATATTCCCTACTGTAGCAGATAAAAAGACTTATCACTTCATTAAAGGTATAAGATTGCCCCATGAAAGAATAAATTTTAATGTTACTCCACAAGGCGCTTATATCAGGTATGGAGAACAAAGTATGGACACTTTGCTTGGGTATTGCTATGATGAATTAAATCAAATAGAGCTTTGTTTAAGACAAATAGATGACGATCCAACTCATTATGATGAAAAGACCGGTTTACATTACAACGATGATGGTACTATTAATAATGACTGGCTAGAACCTTCTAGAAGAATAAAGAACTTCCATACTCCTAACAAAGTAAGTTGGAAAGATAAGAATGGTAAAAAACACTCTAAGAAGTTAGAAGGAAACGGAGCTAGATTCTTATTATTAACTGGCATTAATACATCTAAGGGATTCATTAGTTTTAATGATCCTATGAAATCAGCTAAAGAAAATCTTCAGACAGCTAAAGACTATTTCTTTAACTTATCTAAAGACACGTAGAAGGCATTTTTAAGCTCTCTAATCAATCAACGTGTTAAACAGGAGATAGCTACAGCTAAAGAATTAGGATTGATTGAAGGTAACGAAAACAACGATATATGGAGTCTACGTAACAAACTACTTGACGATATCGAATTAAATAGTAGAAAGGCTTTTTATAGCCAACTTGATCCTACTAATGCTGAAGGTTATGCCATATTTGATATGCTAGCTGACTATACTATTAATAGTATAATATCAATCAATGAAGTTGAAAAACTATTTAGTGGCGCTCCTGCATACTATAAAGTAAAATATGACGAATATGGCCCTGTAGACGTATCTATTGATAAAATCAAACGTCTCGGTTCTCTTACTTCTACTGGTTTGAATAACAGACTAGATTTCTTTAATGATCCAATTAGAGATGAATATGTAGTTGCTGAATTAAAAGACCATGAGATAATGGATAAACAGTACTATATATACGAAGGTCTATTTACTAGAGGTAACATTAAAGAAACTATTCAAGAACTAGAAGGTGAAGATGCTTGGAATGAAGTAAAAGACTTGAGTATCCAGGAAATTGAAAAAATCTATCCTGAATCAGTTAAGATAGCTAAACAAGCTGCTAAAGTGGAAGTAGAAGGTTATAAGGGTGGAATAAACGTAGCAGATGCCGCTGTATATATTAGTCCTAATATGACCAGAGATCTACTTAGAATGCGTGGTGTATGGTCTCCTGAAATAAAGAAAGCATTTGATATACTTACTAATGAAGATACAGCTAATTTATGGGATTCTGACCCTAAATTGTATGCTGAAGCTAATAAGGTTATATTAAATGCTATGAAGTACATGGCATTTGGTACTAGATTCAATGAAATACCTGGATTGGGTATACCCTACTTCAATAAGATGGCATTGTTCCCATTATTCAAGAGTATAGCTACTGGTGACATAAAGGCACTGTATGATAGAATGACAGATCCTAGTAAACCAGTAGATATGGTTCTATTTGATTCTGCTGTTAAAGCTGGTTCTAGATCTCCTATGAAGTTCTATAGAGTAGCTAAAGACAGTGAAATAGAACTAAGAGATGGACAAACTGTTCTCAGTGCTAAAGTTACCGATGAGTTAATTAATGAAGAAGGAAATACTCTAAATGATTTCAATAACTTAGTTACTTATACTTAGAAGTTTAAATACTTGAGACAACAGTTAGAAACTAATCCTCATACACATGAAGAACAGATGGCTGGTACTCAGTTTATGAAAGTAAATCTATCCAATCTTCGTATGGATGATTTATATGGTATTGAGGGTAGACAAGTAACTGGTAGAGAAATCAAAGATACTATCATGAATGCGTTGAATAAATTATCTGATATGGGTGTTAAAGACTTAAAAGATGAATTATTTAACAAAGATGGTAGTGTTAATATACCTAAACTAGCTAAAATGCTAGAAGATGATGCTAGAGAATCAGATGCTAATGACAACGTATTATCTGGTCTTAAAACAGCTAATAACAAGTTTATAATTCCTTTATCTTCTCTATCTGATAACAAGTGGTTGGAAAGTAGATTTATTTCTATGATCAACAAACAAGTTATTGATGTTCATATACCAGGTGGAGCCTTTATTCAAAGATCTACTTTAGGTCTAGAAGCTACTTCTACTAAAGTAATAACACCAAATATGATAAATGACGGTAGAGTGCTCAAGTCTATTAATGAAGAAGGGTCGATGGATTCAGTAGTAAGTATAAACTTGTTTAAGTACTTTATACCTAATTATGAAAACTTAACATATAGAGAAGCTAGACAATGGCTTATTGATCATGAAATTATTGGTGATAAAGCTACAGCTAACGCTATTGGTTATCGTATTCCTACTCAGTCTATTGCATCTATATCTCCATTACGTTTTGTAGATGTATTCCCTGAAATAATGGGTGACACTATTATGCTTCCTGAAGACTTTACTAAGCTTACTGGTTCTGACTTCGATATTGATAAACTATATGTAGCTAGATTTAGTTATAACAACAAAGGAGTTAAAATTACTAAAGGTAATTCTCTTAAATATGAAGACGTACGTAGCTCTATAAAGAATGAAATGCTAGATGCTTATATGAAAGTGTTACTTACTAAAGATAATACTAACTCACTTAAGTTATCTATTGATAATGCTACAGAGAATGTTAAGGAAGTACTTAGAGATATTGAAGGGCCCAGTAGCTATCATCCTACTCCGTTTGAAGTATACTCTCCTACTTATCAAGAAGCCAGAAAAGCCGAATATACTGGTGGTAAAGCAGGTATCGGACCTTTTGCATTGAATAATGCTCATCATATCCTTACTTAGCTTACTAAACTTAGTATGGTTAGAAATGAGTTTACTAATACTCTAAATATATGGAATATAGGTGGTATATATGACACTTCTGTAGCAGGTATGAAAAAAGGTGGTAGAATACTTGACTGGTTATCTGCTATGATCAACGGTTTCGTAGATATTGCTAAAGACCCGTATATTGTAAGATTGAATGTTAATTCATGGACATACAATATGGTTTCTTTCTTATTACGTACTGGTAAAGGTAAGTAGACGTTCTACTTCGTTGCTCAACCTATTCTTAAAGAGATAGCAGAAGCTGTAATAAAGACTAAAGGTAAGTATGGTATAGATAGAACTAAGACTCCTACTCAGTTGGAAAATGAAGCAATTGAATCAGTACTTGATAAATATGATCCTACTAAGAAATATAGGAAAAAATATGAATTTATAAATGGTAATGAAAATTCAAGAGCTAACGAATATCGAGACTTGTTTAGTACATATCAGAAAGAAAATGGTGAATATACATCTAGAACAAGAGAGTTACTCAAGCTAAATAAAGAAGAGATAAGTAACTTTAATGAAGAATAGGTTCGTATATATTATGCTTGGAAAGCATTAAAACCATACGCTGATTCATTAGCTAATTTGGTTAAGTATTCTAAAGTAGATACTAAGAAAACTGGTAAAACCTTTGCAGAATAGCAGACATATTACAATGGTATGTGGGCAATGACAGAAGATTCTAACTTTGCAGATGGTGAAATTGAAAGATTCTATAAGGACACTTTTATTGCTAAGAAAACTGAAAACAGTATTCCATTTGGTACTTCTATCTTTAAAAATCTGTTACTTAGAAATACTGATACTTTCTTAAGTAAGAAAGACATAATGTTATCATTACTTGGTAGAAAGAATAATGCTGATTCTAAACTGTTAAATGCTCTTATTTCAGGAATGGAAGCTCAGATTAAGAGTGGATTTTTCAATCAGTTCATACATCAGAATGGCATAGACATTAATGGTATGTTTACTGGGAAAATGTCAATGGCTAAACGTATTAATAATTTTAAACATGAAATATTGAAAGGTAATCCTAAATTGAGTAGATTCTTAAACAATGATGGCACTATTAACAATGATTTCATAAATTATTTGATACCCGATATAGATTATAATGGATTAGATTTCATTGATACTTCATCATTATTGGATTCTGATCAGTCACAAGCTAACAATCTGATAAATTACTGGAGAGAGTTATTAGAAGATCCAGAGCCTAAAGTAAGTCAATTATTTAAGGATTTAGTAGTATATGCATTTATTACATCTGGAGATAATCCTACTATGAATTCATTCTTCCAATATGTTCCTAATAGTTATAAAATGTCAATAGGTTATACAGATTATATTCAAACTAAATTAGATGAACTATCTAATGGAGTTGATCAATCTATAGTAAGAGATGATTTGTTCTTAAATAACTGGCAGAATGACAAACTAGTAAAACCAGTAGACTTATATAACAAGAAAGGGGCTAAATTATATTCTATATCGTTAAATGATTAGTCTGTGGTTCCTAATATTATAATGGGAGAAAGACAGGATAAAACAGATAAACCTGCCATTAGACCTAGCAATTGGTTATCAATGACTTATGTCAACGATAAAGGTAAACTAACAGAGGGCAAATTCCCTATATTCTATCCTTATATTAAAATAAATGATGGTTTAGGTCATACTCCAGCTAATTATCATGTGTATTCTCTCATAGGTTATAAACAAGCTGTTGATCCAGATACTAAACGTTTGAATTATATACCTATTTATGGGTTGGTATCTAAGAAAGGATACAAATATAGAGGCCACACTGTAGTAGAATACGGTAAGGAATCTCAATTTGACTTTAATAGAGAAAACGTATGGAATTATACAGAAGCTTTACAGAATCAAGAAGCATTAGCTGATATGTCTGATGAGTATAGTAAGCCTAACTGGTAGAACTCTAATATTCATTTGATTACTGATCTTCCACCCTATTAGAATATGAATTATGCTAAAGAGCAATAGGATATGGTATTTGAATGGGAGCAAGACGATAAAGATGAAAGTGAACAAGGTGTTGTACTTAGTGAAGCTGACGAAAGTAAAGACGGCGATTCTAAAAATATTCTTTAGTTAGAGGCTGATCTTTTGTATAAAATGAAGGAATATTTAACTGAATTAAGCAAGGATAATACAGATTTAGCGTCTAAAATAGATGATAAAATAGAAGAATTTACTCAATTATTACGTAAAGAAAATCCAACTACTCCAGAAGAAGTGGAAGGTTTGATTAACAAATTTATATGTAATTTATAATATGAATAAATATTGTCCAAATAAAAATCTTCCTGAATGGAAGGAGTTAGTAGAGGTAGTAGGTGAAAATAAAGCCTACTACCTTTGGGATTAGAATAAAGGTAATGGGTTAGATAAGGCTTCTAATGGAGAGGATTCTAAGCTGTTTTCAGACCTTTTAAACAAGTTTGATGGAGATCGTAAACAAGCTATCTTAGCAAAGGCTGAAACCTTTACAAATGCATTTAAAACACAATTATCAGAAGAATTATCTAAACAAGTAGATGAAAATGGTGAATTACTAATAGAAGCTTACAATAAAAGAAATGAAATTAAATAGGGTACTTCTAATACTTTATTGGAATAGTTAGGAGAATTTGCAGATACTGTAGATGTAGTAAACTTCTTTATTAATCACGATGAAGTAAAGCCTCAAACTAAAGAACTTCTTAAGAAATTAAATAAAGTCAATAGACCCTTTATTATACGTAAAGGCTATAAAAAAGGAGTTAGAGCTGAAGCCGGAGCTGCTTTATATTTATATTCAGATATAATTAAATCTTCATCTGTATAGTTAAATGCTGAAGATGTTGCCCACGAAATGTTACATATTTATTTACGCAAAGAATATGAAACTAATGAGCAATTTAAAGAATTACTTGACGAATTACAAATTGAATATAGAAAGAAATTAGGAAGTGTGTTCTATGGTTTAGGTAAAGATTAGTAGAGCGATGAGTTTTTAAATGAAGTACTATCAAACACATCATTTCGCGCTCATTTAAAATTAACTGATAAAAGTAAATTCTAGAGACTGTGGATATTTATAAAAGGTATAATAAATAGACTAATTAACGGTAAAAAAATTATTGTTTATTCTAATTTACCTGAAAATATATCTAATTTACAAGATTATGCCATGTCCTTGCTTGATAAAGTTAATCAAGGAGAAATAAGTATATATCCAATTGATTATTTCAATGAAGAGCATAGTGGTAAAACATTTAGCAAATTAGATAATAATCAACAGAAATAGATAGATAAACTATATGATAAGATACAGAAAGGATTAAAAGACAGATTAAATGCAATTAAGCATTATAATGTGAAGAATCCTAAAGTATGGAATCAAATATCTACAGTAATATCTCAATTATCTAGGTCTGAAACAGAACAAGGAATACTACAGTTTGTTCAACATGTCAATGATACTATAGGTGATAGTATAAAGTTCTTATCTAAGCCAATAGAAGAGATTAATGCTAAACAAATTAGATAGTTGTCTAATGACTATTTAGGATTCTACAAACCGCTTATTGATCAAATCCAATATGCAGTAGATACTACTGATATATTTAAAGAATTACCCGACTATGCTACGATAAAGTAGAATATAGCAGATATAGCACAGCAATTAACAGTAATTAATAATAGATTTACTAATATTCTTAAAGAAAAAGGTTATCAATTCTTACAAGAATATTTACAATCTAGAGCTGTACCACAAGATTATATAGATAAGACTATAGCTTGGCTTGATGATCCAAAACATGATACTAGTATATTTATGAATTGGTTTGGAATGGCTACCAATAGTGATAATATGGTGTTACAGACTATAGCTAACATGCTCTAGAATACTGTAAATAAAACAGATAGAGATACTTTAGAAGTAGGTACTGAGCTAGTAAAATAGCTGAATATAGCTAAAGAAAAATACGGTAACGATGTACAGAAATTGTTATATGAAAAATATGATGACGGCACTTATACTGGTTTAAGAGTATCTCCCATTAATAAAGGTCAATTTAAGAGAGATCAGAAAGAATACTTGAGTAATCTAGCCAGTAAGCTTAATATCCAGAAAGATGAGCATGATCAGTATGTAATGCCTGATGATGAAGATACTCAAAGAAAATGGTTTGAAGGAGTTAACAAATTCTACTCTGAAAGAGCTAATAGAAAGTATAAATCTGAGTATTATACTACTAGGAATAGAATGCTTTCTATGAAAACTAGGGATGCTATAAATGAGATTAATAATTATATCAATACTATAGTAGATCCAATTACAGTAGATGGAGTAGAATACGTTAATCTTTTAACCGAATCAGAATATAACGCTTTACTTAGTCTACGTAAATAGAAACAGTTATTATCTAATAGATATAATCTTGACGGCAGTATAAAAACAGGAGATGATTTAATTATAGCTAACGAGTTGTCAGCTTTCAATGAAGTAGTACAGCAACATGTAAAATATAAGACTGATAAAGAAAGCTATAACAGAGATAGAGCAAAAATAGTAGCTAAATATGGCGAAGGATCAGCTCAATTAGCTTTATGGGAATCAAGAAATCTAAGAAAGCAATATAATCAATAGTTCTATGACGATCTAGATAGTTTGGGCAAAGTAGAACAAACTGACGAGTATAAAGAAGCTATTAAAAAGCGTAGAGAATTTCAATAGTTATTTAAAGATCCTCATACTGGTAAAATTGATTCAAATTTGATGTCTGATTCTGAAAAAGAATCGCTATTAAAGCTTGATAATGATATAGCCAGATTATATACTTGGGCTGAAACAAATATGACTGATAAAAAATTCAGTGATATAGCAGAAGTAGTTCCAACTGAATAGTATTATAAAGATAGTGAAAATGCTAGATAGTCTGGTACAGAAGCATATAATGACTGGTTTAATAAGAATCATTATGAAGACGGTAGAGGTAAGATGCATCCTGCTTCTTATTATACAGAATTAAAGCCTAAAGATGAGTTATTAGAAAAGTATACAGAATACGTTCCTATGAGTAAATACTCTACTTTAGATCAACAGTCAGATTGGTTTAATAAAGATTGGGATCCATCCGGTCCTGCTGTATAGCCTAATAAGAAGTATTATGACAATAGTAAAGCCTATAAAGGAGTAACGGATAAACCTGAATTAAAGAAGCTTTACGATAGCCTATCTGATACTATGAAAAAGGCTAACAAGTATATATCTTTCTTAACATTTAGTGATGAAGATAAAATGCCTTAGATACCAGCTAGATTTATGTAGGTACTAGGTAGAAAGGATAATGTACTTAATGCTTTAAAGTATGTATTTGATGATATAGCTGTAACTAGAGTAGATGATACTGATTATGTAGAAGACTTTACTACAATGCCTAATGGAGATCCTATCAAAGTAATACCTACAAGATTTATAAATATGCTAGATAATACTAATGAGATATCTACTGATGCTGTTGCTTCAGTAATAGCTTACTATAATATGGCTACTAACTATAATAATATGGTAGAACAATAGGATGACGTTGAGCTTTTACTTAATCTTCTAAAGAACATATAGATTAGAACTAAGAAGGAACTAAAAACAGCAGGTTCAGCTAATGTATACAAACAAGCTTAGCTATTAGTTGATAGAATAATGTATGGTAGAAATAAGACTCCGATTACTATAAATGTATTAGACAAAGAAATCAATTTAGGTAAGACATTGGATATAATAAGGGGATTTGTTACTAAAGTAAACCTATCTGGTAACTTATGGTCTATTGGAACTTCTTTCTTTACTGATGCTACTTATACTACACTAGAAGCTAAAATGGGTAGATTCTTTGATACTAATGACCTTAAATTTGCTTCTAGTGAATTTGCTAGACAATTACCTGATATAATGGCTAATATAGGTAATCCTGTTCCTAAAGGTAAATTAGCTTACTTATTACAGTTAAATCAAGTAGTAAAAGACAATAGAGAAATATTTGATAGATTAGATTAGAGTTAGGTATTAAGAGCTATAAACTAGAACTTCTGGTTTGCTGGTTATAATCAATCAGATTATACTGTTAAGAGTCACACAGTAATAAGTATATATCATAGTTATAGATTTGTAGAAGGGGAAGGATTTATGACTAAGCAACAATATATTAACAAATTTAACTCAGATAGTACTAAATTTGAACAACTATCTACAACTCTATATGATGTCTTTACTGAAGACAAAGACGGTAATATAAAAGTACAGAGTAAATATAAATAGTTTGTTACAGATAAATTATAGAATGAAGTAAGAAATAAAATTAATATACTTACTTAGAGAATTGATGGTACTTTAAGAGAAATAGATAAAGCGGCAGTACATGCTAATTCTATAGCTTCTTATATTGTTCTACATCGTAACTTTATGATATCTGCACTACATGATAGATTTAAAAGGAAACAATTTAATCTTGATTTAGGAGTAGAAGAAGAAGGTTATTATCGTTCTACTAGTAAGTTCTTAAAGAATGTTATAGGCCAAAGACATTTTGCTATGGCTTAGCTATTAGCTGACTATAATAATTTAAAAGATTACGAATAGTATGCAGTTAGGAGAGTATTAAATGAATTAGTACTAATTGCCGCTTCTACTACTGTTGCTCTTGCTATAGCTACTATTGTAGATGGAGATGATGAATATGATACTTGGTTGAACTAGTCTATTACTTATCTTGCAATGCGTTCTGCATTTGAATTTAGAACTATGTATAATCCATTTGAATTTATTTCATTAATTAAGTCTCCTACAGCAGCTTTCAATTGGTTTGATAATGCATCTAGCTTTATTAATCTAATTAATCCTGCGTCATATGTAGGTGATAGAACTCCATTTACTATTATAGATAGAGGACCATATGAAGGATTGCCTGTTATACTTAAGAATATAATTAAAGTTACTCCATTCAAGAGTATAATGGAAGCAACAGATCCGAAAGCAAAAAGAAATTATCTATAGAATTAGTTAATGAACTTCTAAAAGTTTCTATCTAAATTATCAATTCGTTAGATACAATGTAAAAAAAGAAGGCTGAGTAAATTAATACTCAGCCTATTTTGTTATGAGAGTTCATCACACTCTTCATAACTATAATAATCTTCTTCAGGTAATTCAGCACTTATAGTATCACCAAACCTATAAGTACTTAGAAATAATCGTTGTGCTAATTCTGGAACAGGCACGTTTGCCCAAAATCTGTTTATTTCTAATGCAGCTTCTACATTGTATGTTTTACCTGTAGATTGAAGATTATTAATATCTTTTTTATACTTAGGATTACTTAAACAATAAATGGTATAATGCTTATTATTTATAGTAATATATCTAGTATTATATAAAGAATCTAATTTCTTGAACTTTCTAAATCGTTCTATAGATTCTTTAGTGTTTACGCTACTATCATATACAAGAAAGACCTTTTCTTCTAAAAAAGGTCTATTCTTATCTGTAGTATATGCATTTATATAACCACTTTCTACAGTTAAATCATTCCATGTAAGATTATCATCTAATAATGGAACTATATATATACTAACATCATTCAAGTTCTTCAGTACCATTTCCTTCGTAATAACTGCGAGTATGCTCCCAATTATTAGTCTGGTAATGATATGAAAGTTCTGATAATGCACTGATAATAGTATCTTTACGAGAGTCTAACTCTGTTTCATTAAACATGTTAAATACTCTTACTTCATAATTACCATTTGTCTGTATAGCTATAATGTATGCTTCACAATCATAATCTGAAATATCAATATCTTGATCTTTCATATACCATGTAATAGCTAACAAATAGTAAGCAATTTGTCTATAATAATCAAATTCTTCTACAGAATGTTTAAAGTTATAGACATCTGATGTTGTTTTTAAGTCAATTAGAATAATTTTCTTATTGACGTGATCAAATATGCATCTATCAAGTAATGACTTACAAGGTGCATACCATGTCTTATTTTCGTCCATTTTAAGACTATCTGTCTTAATAGGAAATGTCCAGTTAATATGAAACTCATTATGAGATTCTACTCCTGGAATATCTGTTAATAATTCATTTGCTTTCTTATGTTTCTCAATGTTAGACCTAATTGTCTTTAACATATTAAGATCTGCAAATGAAATTGCTTTTTTATTATTTTTTAAAGACTTTGACTTAATATATTCATCATATCTTAATGCAAAATCTTTAGCAATAGATAACTTAGCATCTTCAGATAATTTATTACTATAAGCCTTGTTATAAGAATCTAATAATAATTTATCATTATCTTCTAATGGATTAGTATCTTTAAATATAGAATACCAATCACAGAAATCTTTTTGCTGTTTTACTTTAGGTACTTCATATTCAAGTATTGTATAATCATTCCAGAATTCATCCGGTTGAAGTATATACTCATGTATCATAGTACCTTTTTCTAACTGCGGTAACTTTAATCCTTCTTCCTTACCATCGAGCATATTACGGAAGTATAAAGGACCTTTTTTTAGAAACCAACCTATAGAAGAATTTGATATTCTCGTGTTATCTTCATAATACGGTTTATCAATTATCATTGTTCTTCTTCGTTTTCTTCTTCAGTTTTATGTTTAATTGTTTCAACTAAGAGATTAAAAAGTAAATCTTCTCTAGATTTATCTGATTTTTTCTCTAAATCAAAATCAATAGTTACTATTTTAAGTCTTTCTCTTATCATATAACTGTCAGTTAAAATACTACAGTTATATTGATTAAGATGACCGTATGATATACCATTATGCCAATGCCCAAAGAAATGATGCTTATACTTACCAAAACAGTAATATTCAAGCTTTTCATTATAGTTTGGATTTTCATGAGTAATAAGTATATCACAATCAGGTATATTTTCATATGGACATACATACTCATCATATTCATGCTGAGTATCTTCAAATGCCCATGTTTGCCAGTGTATAGGAGCTATCCATGGAGTTCCATAAAATTTTACTCCTTCATATTCATATAACTCATCAATAAGAAATACTACCTTATCATTAGTAAGTAAAGATATTTTATCTTTAAACTCCTGTAAGGTAGTATCTTTTATTAATCCATTATATAATTGTTCAATATAAATGTCATGATTTCCTGGTACTACGAATATCTTTTTACACGATAGCTTATCAGCCCATGTAATAAAAGCAGTACTCCACCATGCATCTGATTCATCAGAACTACGTTGAACAAGTAAATCTACTACATCACCAGCAATACATAATACATCACATTCTGGTACAGAAGGTAATATACCATGTAAATCACTAATTGCACATATTTTCATAATGCAAACTTATTGTTAATTTGTATATTAATACTGCACAAAAAATTAACATTCTTTTAAATGTTTTATTAACTCGTCTACTTGTTTCTGATTATGCACTACATAGAACTTTATATTAGGTTCAAATCTATACAAGTAGTAGTTAAATAGTTTTTCACGTAAAGGCCATGCTTCGTTAGGATAACCTTTACATTCAATAATAAACTTATTTCCTACAAAATCAGGTAAATAAGTCATTGGCCTATATTTCTTTTCTCCAAAAGTAAAAGCTGGAAGAAGTTCATATCTATGCTGTTCATAATCTGCATTGATTTTAGCTTCTTTCAGCTTTTTATATGTGTATGTTTCAAGTTTACTTCTAAACTTTATTCCATCATATATATTAGGAGTTGCATTCTTTACTTTTCCCTATTTCTTCTTCTGCTCCATAAATACATTCTTCAAATATTTTTATAACATCTCTATCTATTTGTAGTATTGTATCTGTTAGTTTACACACACCTACAGTAAGCATCACTACTACAATAGTAGCTAATAGGAATGGGATACAAATTAGATTAGCTATAACTTCTCTAAAATCTTTCCAAAATGTTTTTAATTTATTTTTTAATGTTTTCATAAAGCCAATTTTTAATAGTTTCAAAATCATTTGCTTTTATGGCATCTGATACGTCCTTCGCTTTAAACTTTTTATGGATTAAAAGCCCTTCTAAGCCTGTTTTAAGGCTCATTTTGCGAAGATATTTTACGCCAGCTTCGTCTCTATCAAACAGTATAATAATGCGTTTAAAACGCTTCTTAAGCTGTTCTAATACCTTATCAGGTATAAAAGTTGATTCTGACGATGGAGATATTGCAGGTATCCCCATTTCGTATAAACACATGACGTCTTTCATACTCTTTGTTATTATGAGTATATCTCCAGTTTTAGGTAACTGTTTAAACCCCTGAATATCATTCTCTGTCAGGTTATTGCGCCATTTTGTATATTTATCTGCTAAAGGTCTATAAATCTTAAAATGATTATATACCTTATAAGCATACATAGGATTAGTGTCCTTGTAAATACCCTTTACAATACCATTACACAAATAATATTTAATACTGCTTACTCCAAATTTCTTTAAAGTATTAATACTAATATTAAACTGAGACCAGTAATTGATGTCTGTTAAAGTAAAGTCTTGCCTTACTACACCAATTACTGTCTCTGTTGACGGTATGTATTGCTTAGAGCTAACTAGTTGCGTATTATTAGTAATTTTAAGCTTATTAACTATATTATTAAGTATATCTGAATAATTAGTTAAACCGGTAAGTAATGAAACAAACTTAATTACATTACCGCAATCACCTGTACCATGATCTTTAAACATTAATTGTTTAGTAGTTCTACTATAGAAACATCCAAATGATGGATTTTTATCTTTTCTAAATGGACTATTATAGATCATACCTACTTTAAAATTACCAATATACGCTGCATATATATCATATTCTGTTACTTTAGATAATATATAATCTAGAGTAATATTCACTTCATCTTTTATGTTTGTAGTGTCGTATAGCATATGATATAGATTTTAATTTGTGGAGTATTGCAGAATCGAACTGCAATATAGGCGTATTATAATAGAATAAGCTTGCTTATGTTAGCTCTATTATAATAATCAACTATTTCTAGTTACCTTGTTTTACCATTAAACTAATACCCCTTTAAAACGTGAGTGTATGCTATTCCTAATCTATGAATTTTGATGCTTTTTATTGCTTATCTCACATAGCGGCATACTACTCACGTATCGCTATATTATGCCTAGCGTAGGCTGACTGGTTTAAAGACTATTTAGAAAGGTAGATCACTACCAGCATTAGAATCTTCTGTAGAAATTGATTCTAACGGGTTCTCTTCTTTACTTTCCTTATCTGCAATTACAGGTCGAACGAACAAGTCAATGTTCAACTCTGTAATCTTACTCTTCTGACCTTCAGGTAAATTCATAGGTTCAATAAAAGTAAACTTACAATAAGTAGGCAAAGTAGTATAGCCTTTATTATTATAAACTATTTTTACTCTAAGTAAAATATCTTTATTTGCTGCATTAAGTAAGTTAACAACCCAGTTTGCAAATTCATTAAATGATGCACCTGCAAAAACAAGTACTTCTTTAGGATAGAAACATCCTAAAATCTGTAGAATACGCTTTACTTGTCTAGTAGCTCTAGCTTGATAATCCTCTTCAGACTCATTAGGTTTCTTAGTAGATTCCCATTCAGTATGAGTCATAGTCTGGTCATCTTTCTCGAATTTAAATTCAATAAAGATATTTCCATTAATAGACTTATCAACTCTAGCACTAACAAATTTCACATTTTCATGAATACCTGCTTCTAAATACTTATTCTTACTCTCTTGTATCTGGTTTGCTAATTCTGTACTATAAATCATAATCTTAATTCTTTAAACTGATATAAAATACGGTTAAAGTTATTCAGGCAAATATATTTTGTCCCAATATACCTTGATATTATTATCATCATCACTTTCAGCAATGACAATGTTTTTACCTCTTAGATGCGGTGCTCTTGCTTCTCTTACGGAATTATCTCCTCCTTCAAAAGAAATATGAGTTTCATTTTTCTTTCTATATACATAGCCTACTGCATCAGCTTCGCCACATATAATATTAGCAAGTTTACCAACTAAATCTAGAGACATCTCAGATAATTCTTCACCTTCCTTATTAATCATCTTATCCTTAAGATGACCAATTAAGATAAAGTTATCACAAAGATCTCTGAACATATCTATGACTTTTCTTACAGCTTGCTGTAAATACATATATCCAGAACCATTAGGTAATGTTCTAACATCATTACCCTGGTAGTTCTTACCCATTGGAGTTTGACGATATAATGTAGCTGCATAACTTAGACATATTTCTTCGAGTCGAGATGCATTATCAAGAGTAATATACTTATACGGTTTCTTTCCTGTTGACTTAATTTCTTCTCTAATTGCATTTGCAATCTCTCCTAAATCTTTTACAGACCTAGCTTGTACTGCTAATGCTTCAAGGAATTCAGAGCCTCCTTCTAAGTCAATAATTAGGTTATTATCTAGCTTAGAAGCTAAAGTAGTCTTACCAGCCTTGGGCTTGCCAAAAATTATTAAAAATCTTGGATTTTCTACTTTAGCTTTTACTTTCTCTTTTGGTAATACAATCATAAAAAAGCTTTATTTTTGTATCCTTACTGAGAATCTTTGGTAATCACTGATAATATGGACAAATATTTTTTTAATATTTTTTAGAACAAACCACGATTTTTAATCTTAATCGTGATGTCAATAATAGTTTTCTTAGTTTTCGGTTTCAAATGATTCAATGAACCAGTTGCAATCGGGATAATTTCATAACCAATCTGTACGAAATTATCGAAAATCTTAATCGGTGTACCGAATTCATCTTCAAAGTCATAATCCTTCTTAAACGGATAATTCTTCTTTGCATAGATATCAAGTGCATTCATTGCACTGAAGAACTCTTTCTCCAAATCAAAGTTAATGCTACCATCAGTAAAGCACTTGAACGGACAATTTGCACATTCTTCAGACATCCATCCAATATTATGAGTCTTACTCATTCCTAAAGTAATGTAATCACCCGCACCTGCATGTTCAATGCCAAAGTTGCATTTAGGATAATCATAGTTACTTTCTACTGTCAACCAAGGATAAGCGTTAACAACTCGACTCATCAACTTTTCTTTATAGATATCTGCACTATTGTTGTTTTTCGGTAACTTAAATGTATATGTTTTCATAATTTTCAGCCTTTTTTTAATTGTTATTACTAAACGAAATCTTCCTTGCTGGTTCTTCTTCTCGTATAGTCTCAATTAAATTATTGTATTTCAAATCATTATCAAACTCTAATATTGCACATTCTCCTGCATCCCTATTTTTAAGGATATGCAGATAGACTTTGTTTTTTACTAGTAAACGATTTGGCCCATACTGTTGTATATTGAGCAATTCTGGTCTGTGAATACATATAACATAATCAGACGCATGAAATATAGTATCAGCAGAGGAGATATCACTACGCATTGGATAATGCATAGATGGATTGTTAATTCTTTCAGGATTTTCTATATTCCGATTCATCTGTGATAACTGAATTATAGTAGTATTAGGTAATTTCTTTACCTTAATAAACAGTTTCTGTAATTCGGAAATAACTTGCAAGGCACTTTCACGATTTTGACCTTCAACAAGAAGAGTATGATCAAGTATAATCACAAATTTCTTATCTTTAGCCTTAGTTTCATAAAAGTAATTAATGGTAGAAGCTATATCTTCAACAGTACCAGGAGTATCTACATAATATATAGGATACGACTTTATCTGTTGAGAAGTTTGTTCAACTCTATCTAATAAATCATCTGTTAATTCATTATTAGCGCTATATAGCTCAGCAGTAGTTTGCCTTAACTTACTACTTATTTTTCTACCTACTTGTCTAGAACTTAACATTTCAAATGAAAAGTTAAGTACTATAACATCCTGATTAGAATTTAAATCTATTAAATCAGTTTCAAGCGTATTCACAAATGAAGATTTACCACTACCAGATATACCTACTATAGTATATATCGTATTTGGCTCAATTCCTCCCATACAGGATTTATTGAACTTTTTCCATCTTGTTGCTAAAGATTGAATTTCATGATTCTTTCTTTTGCGAATGTATTCTACTGCTTCACTCGTTGCAGTAGAAATATGACGAAATGATAGTGTTTTAGATGATGTCTGTTCCATAATTATCTGCATTAGGTTGATAATCATCTAATTTCATTTGTTCCTCAAAGGTTTCCCACTCGTGTTGAGTGAGCCATTTCCACATAGTTTTCATATAACCTATTTTGCCTGTACGCATTTTATCATCTATTTCATATCTTAAACAAGCCATGATATGTTCATGCATTGCTTTAGATTTGCCTATGATACGGTTATATTCTTTTCTACATTTGTTTACATTAGCTCTTAAGAAGCCTTTAGTCCCATCAGGACGTATAACATAAACTGGAAATTGGTCATAGAAAGCATCAAACATAGTTTTATCTTCTTTAAGAAGTTCTTCTAGTTTTGATGTTTTACTTATAACTTGGTTATTTGTATTATCTACATTAATACAAATTAAACCTTGATTAGCTAACTCCTGTATTTCTTCTTCATTAACTAGGCTGAGAAGTTTCTGAATGTCTTGATTGATTACTTTGATATCACTCAATACAAGTGTTAGGAATACTAATTGATTAATAGATATGTTTGGTATTCTATCTAAGATAGAAGTGTCTATTTCTAAAATCATATTCTCATATATTATATGAGCATATAGTTCTTTGAAATTTATTTGGTAGCCTTTGTTAATCCCATAGGCTCAATTGTAATGGTTTTAATTCTCTGATTATCTTATAGGCTTCGTATATATAATACCTATAATTAATCTTCCGTTCCTCAATCGGTTTGTCATCAAATTTATTTAAAAGAGTAACACCAGATGCAGTAAGCATATTCTGATACTGCCTTGCAGAAGCCTTATATTTGCGTTCTCCTACATATGGCTCAGTATATGTTATAATTTCACCTTCTTTATGACCAGTATCTTTCCATTTCCACAAGTATCCACCATTAGTAGATGCGTAGAAACGATTAGTTCTTTGTTGCTCTTTGTTCATGTATTCAACATGCCATTGTTTACCAGTCTTCTCAGACATTAAGAATTTACGTATATCCTTACATCCTTTTATAGTGTCTTCAACTGGTACTTTATCTACAAAGTATTTTATTATAGCTTCAGGAATTATCTTTGCAGATAAGCCTTTACCTAATAATACTTCAGTAATAAACATTCCTTTTGTTTTAATTAAATTAGGATTTTTAGTTTTGCTGTATCCTTCTTTAACTGCAATATAGTCATTAATTGCATATTGATACATAGCTTCAAAACGATCTTCTTCTAGAGTAAGTCTAGTAAGCTGTTCCCATTCTCGACAAATATTGTTTGCTTTAGAATATATCTCTTTCTTTAGTAAAACAAAGAGGCCATCAGTATTTGCCTGGATGATTTGGCATCCTACTTGAGTAAGCTTTTCAGCTAGCATCAATAATAATAATTGTCCGTTTATTCTAATCTGCATTACAGCAAACGGACTATAACAAAAATTGTGTTCATTTTGCAGATTCCCTGACAAACCATTTAATGCTAATTTTAATGTCTCATTCTTTACTTTATCTCCATTATGTTTGGCTTCTATTCTTTCATCTTTAATTTTAGAATATACTTCTAAGAATTCTGGACCTAAGTGTTTAGGATAAAATCCATATTCTATTAACATACTTGGATATAGTGACGCGCAAATTTATTCTGACTATATCTTAATTTGACATTTCGTCCATACATAACCATACATGCTAGGTTTTTCACCTGAACATACAGCATATATATTATGTACTTTATATGTAGGATTCTCCTTTATTATATCTTTAACTCTATTCCACTCTCTTACTAACTTACCGTCTTTAGTAAATTGCTTGATTGTGTATTTTGTTAAAGACTTAGATACTTTATCTGCCATTATGTTTTTCTTCTCTGGATTTTCTTTCCAAAATTTAGAAGACATTTTACCTATTTTTATTCTCTCATTTATATTTGAGAAACGCTTAATTTGAGCTTCTGAATATTTCTTTTTAGTTTCTTCTAATGGTATCATACCTTTCTTAGAGTTATCTCTTCTAAGATTATATCCTTTATCTCTATTAATCGTATCAAATAATTCTATATAATAGCATTCTTTATCTTTTAAATTTTCTGTAGTGTATTCTAATACTATATAATCAAAATTATCAGCTCCATATTTGTGCCAATCATCTATTAAATAAGAATTATCTTGTTTTATATTCTTTTTATTTAATATAGATTTATGATTATTTATTCTAGAATATATATTACTACTACATCCTATATATTGCTTTCCGTTTATAGCACAGATTATACTATAAATACCTGATTTTTTCCAATCTATACGTCTTCCTTTCATGTTCTTAGGTTTTCTTTATAAAACGTATAAAAGGATAAAAGGTTGTCAAATTCCTCGCTTTTCGTACAATTTTGTACTACTCCATCACTGGATAGTCGATGAACCTTCATCCTAATAGGATGCTTGGCTGCGGATTGATCAAATTATCATGATTTTACTATATCTTAAGCGTTATCTTAAGTGCTACTTGCTATATTGCTATGCAATGCAGTTATAATAATTTAGCGATTGTTCCCGCAATTAACGAGGTTACGATGCCGCTTTTATCAACATCAATGTCAATTAACATTTCATCTTCTTTAGGAATAATGATTTCAGGATCATTTTTAGAATGAATTCCTCCTACTCCTACAGTATAGCGTAAACCATCAAATATAAAGTTATTTTCGTATCCTTTTCTACCTGGAGAAACTATCTGACTTTTCATATCATTTAGTACTCTCTGTAAAATAGGACTATCATACCTAATAAATGGTAATATTACATCCTTTAAAGGAATATAATCCATCGGAGACCTTAATCCTTCAATATCCCACCAGGTTAATCCTGTTTTCTCAAGATACTTTTGAGTTAAGATTTTCATCCCAATGTTTACACCATCTTTACTAAGTACTCTTACTCCATATTCGTCTTCAATAGCTATACGTAAATTAATACTTTCCTTACATCTATTTAAAAGCTCTGTAGTAGACTCAATATCGTTTATATTGTAGTCTATCATTTCGTCAAAATCTTCTAATGGAAGAGGTTTACTCCAATCACATACAAATTCTTGTACATTTGGATATTGCATAGTTACCTGAATTTCTTTCAAACCTACTCTAAGTTTATTAGAGTAAAGCATAGTAAGAATATCAAAAGTATCAAACCATATTTGATACTTCCAATGTTTCCAGGCATCTATATTGTCCTCAGTAGAAGTAGTAATAGTCTTACTTAGATTAAAGATAGAATTACATATAGTAGCTACATTGTAGCTCATAAGTCTATCTTCATACTCTATAATATAATTTATTATAGGATTATCATAATGCAGATTATTATATCCACAAAAGATAATATCTGAATCTATTACTAATTCTGTTCCATAGAAGTCTCCCCATTTTATATAGGAATTGACTTGTTTAAAGAATTTAACTAATTCTCTTAGTTGATTCTTTCTTTCAGAGATTTCAAATTTATATATTTCTTCTGTTTCTGTATTTTTAACAGAACAATGGAAAATATTCTGAAATACCTCAATATCATATACATAGACTTTTTTGTTACGTATAATCATATTTAGAATATTTGGTTAGATTCCATAGTCAGACTCGAACTGACACAAATCACACAGACTTACATTTTGCTGCGGCTCTACCTCTTTTTGAGCTATATGGAATTCCATAGATATTACGCTGCTATTTTATTAATAGCAGGTTTTATAGATTTTCTAAAGTAGGCTCTACAGTCACTTATTTTATTTTTTCCTTTGCAACCTCCTACGTGTTGCTTTCTGTTCTTATCTCTTCCTACATAGAATTGTAAGAATTTCAAGGGACGTTTAGGTTTCTCTAAACGAAGCCTTGCTTCTTTTTGTTTCGCTAATTTCTTAGCTTTTAATTCTTTGATTCGTGCTTTTCTTTTTGCACGTAACTCTTTTAATCTTGGACTTAACCAATCTTCAGGTTTTTTATCCTTATTAGACTCTTTGTCTAACTTACTTTGAGCTAAACGTAAATCACGTTCAGTTTGTTTACCTTTATGTCTTATTCTTTTAGCTTCAGCTAATTTCCACTCTGTATAATTCTGTTTTTCCATAATTTTGATAATTTAGAAAGTTAATTATTTAAAACCAATTTTGCTTCTATTTATGTCGATTTCTTTTTTTAAAGTACGAACTATAACTACACTGTTAGGATAAACTCTAATTTCTGTGTAATAATCGTTATCTCCCCAAAATAAAGCTTTTTGTACTCTATATTCAAATTTTGAATTACTTTCAAAGAAACCTTTTCTTAAATAGATAATAATTTGTTCTTCTTTTGGATGTTCTACTATCATATTTATTATGCTGCTAATAATGATTTACCATCATAGTAAATTATATTATTATCTCCTTCAATATCTTGTACTGTTATACCGGCAAATGAAGAATCGTTACGATACTGTTTAGCTTCTTTAGCTACTTTCTTTTTCGCCTCATCTCTAGTAGAAGCTATAAGATAGTCGGTTTTGAAGTCATATGTACGTTTATCGTCATCACTTCTTCTTCGATTTATTGTATACTTAAACTTTCGTTCTTTAGGCTTCTCTTTAACAGCTAATTCAGCTGCCGTAAAGCCTTTTTGTTTACCTGCTTTAATAGGTAAAGGCTTATACTTTAAAGCTTCCATACGAGCTTCTTTTGCTGCCTTTTGTTGAGTAAACAGCTCTTTCCATTCTGCCTTAGAACGTTCTCCTGGCTTAGGAGATTTAGTAAATAAAGAATTCTTTACTATTCTAGTAAATTTCTTCTTTTCTTTACGTGTGTAGTGGATAGTTGGATCATAGCCTGCTTTCATAAGAATATTTTTTATTCGTTCTTTTTTAGACTGTTTAATAGCCTTATTCTCTTCTATAGCATTTTTTGCTATTTCAGTAGGCTGTTGTTTATTCTTAGAACTCCAGGAGTTCCAATTTACTGTTTTCCCATCTTTTACTTCAGTAACTAAAGACGGACCGATCTCGAAATCTCTAGTAGTTTCTACTGGACAATATTTCTTTATATATTTTCCATTTATTACTATTCTAGGATAATTACGCTTTTTAGCTTTAGATGATCGTTTAGCATTTCTTACTGTCTGTTTCTTTACTCTATATTGTTTATTCTTTTTCATAATTTTGATAATTTTAAAGGGTTAATATTAAGAAAGGGAAGGGGAAGTTATCCCCTAAACCTTTCAGTATTTGATTAAATATAGCGATTGTTTTTTAAGCTGCAATAGATAGAGGAGCTTCTTCAAGGCTTAGTTCAGCCTTATTATTAAACTCTTCAATTTCTTTATTAAGCTTGTTAATCTCTAACTGAAGTTTATTCTTCAAGCTATTAATATAGTCCGAAGTCAATTCTTCAGTAGTGTTAAGATTTTTCTTTCCTTTTGAACGCTTAAGCTTAGGATCTAAGGTCTTAATTTTGCTCAAATGGAACAACTGTTCCTGCTTTTCACTCAAAGTAAATATAGCAAGATAGTTATTTGTTGTAGGTAATTCTGAGAACTTCTTATATCCCATATTGATACACTGTAAATACAGTTTCAATAGGATTCGTTCATCAGCCTTAGCTTGGATTTCATTAAGTAACTGTTTTAAGTCAAAATTACGAGTAGCACCTTTAGGGATGATATTCTCGTTCTTAATGATATTCCAATATTTAGTAATTTCATTACTAAGTTCTTTACGATGTGTAATAATATATTTAGATGTAATTGATTTCATGTTCAAGTTGATTTTTTAAAAGTTAATACTTGACCAAATTACGTCTACTAGTAGTAGTACTGGTGGGACTCGAACCCACAACTCTCAACTTAGAAGGTTGATGTTCTATCCAGTTGAACTACAGTACTGTATATTTAAACAGGGCCAATTCACCCTGTGAAAATATGTTGTTTTGCAATAATATTCCAATTCAAATATTATATTTCTTTAACCTTGCCTAATCGTACTGGTACGACTACGCCTGGCCTTATTTCAATACCAGCAAAACCAAATATATTGTCAGAGACAACAAGTTTGCCAGTTAGACCTTTCTCTTTTGCGAATTTTTCAATAGCTTCTTTATTGATATACTTTGAGTGCAGCTCTCCGCTCGAAGCATTCCTCATACTATCAAATAAAATATCTACAACACAATCGAGATCCTTATTTTTAATTGCTTCTTTCAGTAATGCTTGTGTAATACCGTCAAAAGCTACATCATTTCTAGTTCCTCCGGAACCAGTTATTGCATCTGCAATACGTATTGCTACATCTAAAAGACTTACCGATTCATAAGTATTTAAAAGTCGTTGCCACCATAAAGGCCCTTTGCCATAGTAAAAGAAGACCTGACCATCCTCTCTTACAGAAACAGCATTAGGAGTTACTTTAGTGCTTCCGTCCCAACTCTGAACTTTAGCTAATATAGTAGGCTCGACGCAAATAAGTAGTCGCAGAAGCTCTATTCTTACTTTAGAAATTCTGCTCATAGTATTGCTTATTCAGTAGTTTCTTCAAGGTTTACCTGAAGTGTTACTTCTGTTTCATCAGTAACTACACCACACTGCCGTTGATACTCCAACTGCATACGGTCAGACTGATCCATCATATCTCGTACAGTTTCGCTAAGTCGAATGAACTTACGAGACAGTTCCTCATAGAAGTTGAGGATACCCTTGTTATGTATCTTCAACATATCGTTCAGCATAGGCAATTCCTCTGCTGCAAAGAACATCGGTTTACTGTTCTTCTTACCAATACGTTCGATACATTCGGCCACGCTTTTCCGGTCTGCCTTACTGAAATCAGGCTTGACTAACGGGAATACAAGATTCGGGTCATTGTCGTCCGGGTTCAGCATGATTTTCGGTTCACCGTCTAAGTCTTTAGCAATGAACTTGACATCCAAAATGTCAATTGCCTTAACAATGAATACATTTACTTCCTTCCGTAAAGTATTCTTGTCATTGAGCACATCTTCCTTCCACTTAAGGTCAGGATTTGTTGCTACTACAGTATAGATCTGTTCACCAAAGAACCGTCCATACTCTTTTGCAGTTGCCCGATAACGAGCCATAACTTGAGCAGCAGTGCTCTGAGTTCCTACTAATGCACCAATAGTCGGTGCTACGCTACTTTTATCCATAAGAATGTTTCCTTTCTGAGTCCGTGCTTGATTTCACCAATACGAAACTCTCTTAATTTTTAATTAATACTTTGTTAATGCTCTCCACCTTTCGATTATTTGTAATACTAAAGTATGCGTCTTATATCATACCGCTTTACTAAGCTTTGAAAATTTTAGTAGTGAATTCAATCACATAATCTACTTGGCTTACTTTGAAAATAAATTGAAATAATTTATGAGAAATACTCTGAGAGTTACTTCTGATAATACTTTGGTAATTTAAGTTTATCGTACTTCAACGGATAAGATTCAATTTATACGATGCTTACCGCACCCATCACCCTACTTTATATTATGTTCTCTTGCATAAGTATTGTACAAGTATAATATATCGAACTCTTTCATCAGCAACTGGTATGCCTAGGAGTAATTAAGGATTACAACATTCTAAGCGAATGAGGGTCGTTTCTGTCGAGAAACGTTACTAAAACACTACAAGCTGTCTAATTTTTCAAGACACCCACTTGACCTCTCGGATTTCTTATTTATACTACACGAATACGAGGATTTCCACCTCTCATCAGCATCATAAATACCGGTACTATCTCTGCTATTGCACGAGAAACCTGAACATATAGACAGTATGCTCTTATATTTATTACTTTAAATCTGAATCAGCGTTCTTCATACATACTAAGTTGCAATTAGTACTTTACGAAGTGTCAATGTCAGCGATAACGGTTGGTAGTCGGGGTGGTGATCTGTCTACTTACACTATCCTTACAATGGTAGTCTTAGCGTTTACAGTTCCATTGAACTTCCCATTTTATTAAAGATTAAACAATTAAAGCTCATTTATTCATAGCTGGCTTTATTCAGCGTAAATACATAAGTAAATATAGTATAACATCTTATACTCATAACCTAATGACATAGTCTTCTGCATTTCCTTAGTTTATGTACGACTATTAATAACAATAATTCTGGCGTGAACTACGCTATATTAAGAAGAAGTTTACATGTCTTGAAACTTATAAGCTCTGCCGTTTTTTAGTAGGTGTTTTCCCTGCATCACCTTAGTTTTATTTTTACCACATAATATGACTTGCTAAAGGTCACTGTATCTAGAATCAGGGTTATAGCGCCCTCAAACCGCTCGACGAGTCTGTTGCTCCGTAATCATTCCTCATTCAATTATACTCACACGAACGACCAAGCACGTGAGTCACTTTAGACTTGAAAGACTGTATCAATCTCATATACATCACTCCTACTTCATCCTTGGAACATTGCGTATCCACCTTCACGAGGACCCTATTTACCATAAGGCACAGAATTGGCTTCTGCTCCACGATAATCAGTCAAGTTTACATAGTGTGTACCATAACACGGTTATCCTTGCATTAGTATTAGTAATTTACTACCTTCATAAGTACAAGTTCCAATATCCACAATTGCATATTGCATCACAGCTGATGTGTACTGAACACTATAGTTAGCAATGCTATTTTTCCTTTCTGGGTGCATAGTTGCACTTTTGTTAACCGATTTTGGAGACCGGTGATCGCGTTATATGCTGTCTCTTTTTTTCCATGAGTTGGCTGCTTTCTTTAGGTGAAACTAACCTTGCCTCTCGGCTTCACTTATTCTTTCCAAAGGAATAAGTCAGGAACCGTATTGCCCCTGTTTCAGCGTCGTGTTTATACTCCTATTTGATTCTGATTTTGATAATCTAAAACGAGTAATTGTAGAAGATTTCGTTCTCCTTGCTTTGATTTATAATTCTGCATTAGCGGTACTGTTTGCAGTAATTAAGAGTATTTAGTATTCACCAGACGGTTCTCAATACCTAATGAGGATTAAGCACTCTGATCCCCTGCTATCCGTTTTTCAGACGTTTTAGCCTAATATCCTACCTTTTGAGTGATCTCACTGTTTTAGCAGCTAACATATTCTCGGATTCTGTACTTTTTCGGGCCAGCAGAAATGACTACAGCTCCCTAACACGGCGCGACTTGTACTATTATGTACCTCGCATGACTTCCGCTGGAGTGATTCACGCTACAGTTTTACTCCTCTCGAACTATGACATAATTATAGGTTTTTTAAGTGGTTATTGTCATTAACTATTTTCCACTGAGCTTTTCTATTCAGCTACATTTTCATTATGTTCTGGTTCTAACATAGTAATTTTACCTGTACTCAGGCAGATTGTTGCAACAATCTTCTTACCTTTACAAATATCTACGAATTTGTTTTTTACATCACTACTACTGATATAATCAACTGGTTCCATGATACTTGCGTTAAATCCATCCAAACATTTACAAGCATTACTTACAGACAAACGTAAGTACTTTTCAGTATATAAGCAATTAGCTATACTATCTTTAGTCTGATTATTAATAATATCAGACTGGTCTCCTTCTACTATAAAGTAAGAGGATTGAGATAAGATAGAACTAAGTTTACACCTTGCTTCTTTCATATCTTTAATGATACGAGATAATCGTATCATTTGTTTTAGTATAACTAGATTACTTACCATATGATTTTACTTTAGATAATGGAGAAATAGCTTTAGTGCTATCTGGCATAATCCCTACAGATTTAATATAGGGATATCCAGAAGCTACTTCTTTCTCTATTACTTTAGTTCTCCACTTAACTACTGATTTTGGTTCACCAATAGTCTTTACATTCACAATTGCGTCTGTTGTTCCTTTCACGGATACTTCTAATGTAGATAGGTCTACTTCGACATCTATCTTATCGACAGACTTATTCTCTTCACTATTAACTATAGGAAATTTTGGCATTTCTATAGGTGAAGGAATTACAGGTGCTGCCTGTACTACTGTGACTGTCTGTCGCAGTCCAAAGCCAATTATACAACTGGCGATGAACATGCCGACAGCCGTAATAAATCTAAAATTCATATTTGATTATGCTATTTTAGAGAATGGTTAGTCTTTATACCCTATGAATTGTAAAAACCTACGCCATGCGTTTAATTTTTTTTTTCATTTGCGGGTTTTTCTTCCTTCTTTTCTGGGTATTCCTTCTCTACTGGAGAAGTTATTGATGACTGGCAGTACGCAGCAAGGCGAGAAGCCGGATCGCGATACAGATTGATAATCTGACCAACTTTCAAACGAAGTTCATCAGGTGTCGGACTTTCGTCTTTATTGAAGAAGTTAGTCTTAACAGAACCTAACACCATTCGAGCAATCTTTCGATCGTTCTCCAGCTGATTTTTCTTAGATTCTTCTACTCCTTCAAGATTGAGTCCCCAATCTGTAAACAACTTATCAATGTACTCTTCACCTAAGTTTGAGATAACGGCCATAATAGCTTTATCTGTCTCGGGTTTCATTTCCTGATTGTCTTTCTGTCTCAATCGGAAGTTCTCGTTGATAAGTGCACGAACAGTTTCTGCAACTTGCTCTTCACTCCATCCTGCCTTAATCAAATGATTACGCAATACAGAGTGAGCCATACACGGAGAACCCGTCTGTGAAGTATACAGATATACTGAGCTTCCTAAGCCTTTAAGTAAGCTAACAGGGCTGATACGGCTGAAGATTTCATTCATCCAATCACCTACTGTCATCTCATCCAGTGCTAACTTCTTATCAGCATTAGTTTCCTTAAGGCCTCGTAACGTACGATACCATTCTACGGTGTTAACAATATTCGTTGCTACATTTCTCTCTTTGTTGATAAGGAAAGTTAACGCTTCGTCAATTTCCTCATCTGTTGTAATCTTGTTCGGATCAAGCTCCGGTACCTTAGTAACAGTCTTACCAGCATCTTTTGCTAGTTCTTCTGGAACTTCTGACTTGTTGAAGTCAATAGCTAGCTGACCGTCATTTCCTCCCGGTAAAGCTTTAGCTGGAGCTAGTTTAATACCTAGCATTTCAGCCATACCTTGCAACGGCATGAGTTGATTTGCATCAATCATCAGTTGCAATTCACCACGTTCACCACGGTTGAATAAATCTTGGCGAATATCAACAAGAGCAAGCAGACTTACTACATCAATTGTACGATTGATATCTGCATATACTTCAGGATAGCGTTTGGCAAGTTCTTCGTTGTTAGCATAACGCTGCTGCATTACAAATGCTAACATGGCCTTTCCGTCTACCGATGAAGCTGTTGAACCTACAGGAATACCTGCGCCGGTTATTCCACCTACAAGTGATGTTGCGCGTTTGAGAGCTTTCTCTTCAGGAGATACTTTGGGTTTGTCTTCTGTGACTTCTTCAGGAATGATTGTCGGAGTTTTGTCCTTCTTCTGCTTTTGGGTGCTAGGCTTCTGCTCCTTCTTCTGTTCCTTCTGTTCTTTCGTCTCTCCTTTCTGCTCTTTATTGGTTACTGTCTGTGCAGCTACTTGAGGCTTCTTTTCCTCTTTCTTGGTCTCTTTTGTTTCAGCTGATTCCTCAGCTTCTTTTACTTGTTGATTGTTCTTGTTGTTCTCTTTTGCTTCTGCTTTTGCAGCTGCTTTAGCTGCTTTCAATGCTGCCTTTCTTTCAGCTTTAGACATTTCTTTTTGTGCCATAATCTTGATAATTTTTTGGTGGTTAATAATGTTTTTAATATTTCAGTCGATAGAATATTTAAAGAGGTCAACTATCATCCTCTATTGCTGGTGAGTCACGCCCGTTAGCACAGATATTACTAACCAATGCGTCTGATAACTTTAATTTCAATTCTGACATGTTACTCACAACCCCAGATAGGCGATTGGTGGTACCTTCTGTCACTGTACGCACTAAGCTTTGTGTGCATGCATAATTGAAGTCATCAACGGTGTTGATTAGCTGAGTAATGGAAGTATCTTGTTTGTTCATTCCTGAACGCACGATTACTTCCTTACTCAACATACCTACTAACAAGCCAGCTACGATGCAGGAGATATAAATCCACCACATCTTGTCACTGCGAAATCCTCTCGCAAAGACAAATGCTACTAATAGTAGCACAATAATCCAAATTGCTGACATGTTTGTAAAGTTTTAGTTTAACAATTGTTTTAACTTCTCTCTAGCTTTATTAAGCTGAGATTTCACTTGGCTCTCTGAGAGACCCAATTGTTCAGAAATCTGTTTGTAAGACATATTCTGAACAGTTCGTAGCTCGAGTATATATCGGTACTTGTATCGGAGTCTATTGAAGGCATTTGTTAATCTAGCATCAGTTTCATTGAAGATATAGTTATCTTCAGGCGAGTAGTCGGCCGAACTTCTCAATTGAACTGTGCTAGTGTCATCATCCAGCCAATAGTTTGCATTTTCCTTTTTAGTACGTCTAATATAATCAATACTACTATTTATAGCTATAGTCTTTAACCACATTTCAAATGAAATATTGTTAATATAACTATCTAGCTTAGAAAAAGCTTTAGTAAAAGTAACAGATAATAAATCATCTGCTACATCTCTATTATTTACAATACGGTATATTGTACTGTAAATAATTCGATTATACTTTTCATAAAGCTTTGTAAAGGCACTTTGTTTGCCTTCCTTCGCCTGTTTGATCAGATCGAAAAGCTGTTGTCTTTCTTCATCTGTCATAATTACGGGCTTTAGTGTGGGTTATAGTCAACCCAATGACTATAACCCTAAAATGGTAACTGTAATATATACTTACAATACCATTCATTCCATTCACTGTATAATTTACGGAAAGTATCCCAAATACATTCCATAAATTCAATTTTCAGATCACGTGTAAGAACCTCAACTGGTAATTGATTTACCATACCACAGACAATTCTAATTCTTACCTCTAGAGTAGTCTTAGAAGCTATGCCAATTTGCTGTAGTATCTGAGTATCATACCATGCTAATACTTTAGCTAATCTTTGTTTTCTGAAAAATGCGTGAAATTCTGTATCTTTTATTTCTCTGTTATATATTCTTAGAAATACATACCAGCTAGGTCTCCAATTTATCTGATTATATCTTATTGGACATTTATTCAGATAAGTATAAACAGTAATACTATTTACGACCATGACGACGTGTACTATTAGCTATTCTAAGTAATAATACATTTATTTGCGCTAAGCTCCAGTCTGTTACACTTAGAATATAAGCTTTTGTAGCTTCAATTCCTCTGCCATTTATAGACATGTCACTTATATAGCGCTCTGTAAATGCTTTCATCATATCATTACTGATATCTGGCATTTTTGTACCACGAATAGATTGTCTATAAGGTGGTAATGGGCATACTTCTGAGTAATCATACTCGAAGAATAAGAATGCATCGGGATTATTACATACAGTTTGTATTTCAATTGAATCCTCAGATAACACTGTAAATTTACCTCTTTGAACAAGGTCATTCATAAGTAATGCAGAAGTAATTCTCAAACATGGTACTTCTCCAACTATATTGGCTAACAGTTCAAAATGTTCTCCAATAATACGATAGATTCCAGGATGATTTAGTTTCATGACTTTTTATTTATTTCCTTTTGAAAGTTACTTACTACTCCTGATATTGCAGACATACTTAAGTCTGGATATTTATCAAGAAGTTTACTAATCGCTTCAGATTCTGAACGAGATTTATTAAGTAGACTGATAAATTCAGTACGTTCGGCTTTAGAGTCAAACCATGCAAAGTATCTTATACGCATTGTTGTTGATAGTTTCTTGCTTTTGTTTCAAGTTCACGAAATTTCTCTTCGTCTTTAGTAGTTAAATCACTTACATCTATAAGATGAATGATTTCAGTACCTCTAGTTTCCCAAAAGAAGAATATATTTCTTACTTTAGAAATTCCTTCTTTATAGTGATACTTATTCTTGTAACACTGAGGTACTACAGAGTTGATACGTTGTACCAGTTTTTCTTTCATTCTTAATTCCTTACTAGCCTTGTCTAAAGGTTCAGGAAGTTTTTCTCTGATAAATTTTATTAATCCCATTTCAAATTAATATTTATTGATTAAACTTAATTTAATTTGTAGTAAGTAGGTGACTCGAACACCTTATCTCTTAGTAATATCTAAGGCTTCACTACCATGCAAAGCTTACTTACTCCAGCTTTCTACGACATTAGCTTAGCCGTTGATTACTTACGCTACTAAGCGAGTGTAATCTGTTACATAACTTGTATTGCCAGTTATCTGCTTATTGACCTATTCTATCTTCACTATTGCTGTCAAAACCATGATGCCCCGTGTGCTTCTTTTAAAGGAAAGAAACTTTAGAACCTAATAAACAATATCTTTATTGCGTCTACTCAATAACAATGTTTAAAACAGGGTGTTAAAGCAAGCATGGGCATATTGTATTATCATAATTTCCTTCGTGGAGCATGAGGGAGTCGAACCCTCGTCCAAACAATGATTCAATAGACCTAACAGTCAATGAGTTTATAAGATTAATTAAAGTATAACTCACGTGCAGAATTAAGCCATCCTTCCAGCTTTATTATTCAACACTGTTCACAGCACTCTCTACAGGTAGGCCTTCGTTATGTTATACAATACTCCTGCTATTTTTATAATTAATCTTATTAGTGGATATGTAGCCGACCAAAGCTACATATCCTATGGTCTTGAGAATGGTTAGTTCTCTTCATTACTGATCTTGATGATACTCGAATAATGATATATGACGAAACATATATGATACAAGATACACATTATTCAGTCTGATTTGATATCTCGACTAAAGCAGTTCAGTACTATTACTAATACGGGACAATCTTATTGTCGCGATCTCAGACATATGATCAGTAGTACACAATAATTCCACACTAATGATACAAAGATACGTAGTATGACCTGTTAATTCAGGTCTTTGTGTCGTCCAATATACTTTCGGCCCGTAGGGCGCTATAGATATTCCTCCATAAACACTAAACTTGTTTAGATACAAAGATACTCAAGTTTGGAATCTCTTTTATTTTAGTTTTTTAGTCTGATTAACCGTTACGGCGGGGAATCAAACTATTCCAGCGATAAGACCAGGAATTGGGAAAGATTTCGTCAAGCTCGTTTTGAGACTTGTCGATATCTTTGTCAATATCAATGAGATCCTTGTCAAACTGCTTCTTCAGTGCCGGAGCTTCATCATTCCAGGCCGTAACTGGCTTCTTACCACTCTTCACTTCTTCTGCGAGATTGTGCAAGTCCTTCATATAGGTCTTCATTCTCTGGTTCACGCGGTTACTACGGCGTAACTGCAATGCTGCGGATTTCTCAGTGTATTCACACTTTTGAACCACGTCGATGAGTTCGTTCGTAAGTTTTTCCTTACGGCGCTCGGCAATCTTTTCAGCCGCTTTCTTTACTACGTCATCGGTTACTTTGTTTGCATTAGAGATAGACTCTTGAATGTCATCACTCTCGTTGTTTACATCAAAGATGTTCAATTTGTTTACTTCTGCCATTTTGATAAATTTTTAAATGTTTGATACTATAGTTATTAATCACGAAATAATTTCTATGAAATTACATTTTTTAAAATATCTTTCTCTAGCTTCATATACTGCTACAGTGATATTTGTAGGATAGATTTCTATAGGTCTGTATTTCTGTTTCTCACACCAATACATTGCTGCTTCAGTTGTGAGTTTTCCAAAGTATGCTACAGCTCTAATTCTTTCTTGAATATCCTCTGTGGTATTTACTTTAACCAAAGGACCAGTTGACCTACCCATTGTGTAAAGATTCTCTACGTTCTTTGTTCAGCCTAATTTTGCGTTGGCGATAACTTTCTCTCTCACCTGCTTTTATAAGCTTACGATTACTGTATGATTCTTTACGCTTGTTAGTATTCTGTGATATCAGTATAAGATATCTACTAACACGTTTTTCTTCTGCTTTCAACTCCTTTTTGAGTTTATTAGCAGATTCTTCACATATCTCTATGTAATCCTGTCTAGGATTCTTCTCTAGTTTCTCTAGTCTAATAAATTCCTCTAGGACTTTTATTCTTTTAGTCTTACTCATTTTTGATAATTTTAAGATTAAAAAAAGAACTATCTTACTTATTTGTATATCTTATTCGTAAGTAACCCATATCCTTCTTCTGACCTAAGCATTTTGCTTGGTTGACCGTTGTATAGTCCATTGTACTCTTGAATAGCTGTTTAGCAACAGCTAAACTTCCATTAGGGCTCTGGTTATAAAATAGTTCTAGGTTGACTGAAATCCACCATACTAACAATTTAAAATTAGTAATATATAACAGCGGGCGGATACTCTGGCGGAATATCCTCCTTGGACTGTTCAAGTTGCATTCTGAGTTTACACTCATGAGTACATTCACTACAGTTAATTTTATTGTTAAGTGTAGGACAATCGTTTGTAACTAGATATAATTCTCTTTGTAAAAGAGAGTTTGTTCTAGCTACTTCTGACAAAATGATATTGGGATCTTGTCCAAATATAGGAGCGTATTCTTTGACAGTGTTAATATAATACTGTATTAAGCTCCTTTTGTCTATTTCCATGACTTCTTTCGATTGTAAGGCTCCATTTTCTTGTGCTTAGGCTTCTTTTTGAAGTCTTTCTGCTGATTTTCGTATTCTCTTTCCGTTCTTGCCATAACTAGTATAGTTTGAGAATAGAGTCAAAACCTTTGATTATCTCAGGAAGCTTTGATAAACCGTAGTTGTGTAGCACTACTTTTACCTTAGAAGCTGAACTCTCTGGAGTATTGATAATAATACGTAATACTCTAGTTGTAGCCTGGTCTTCTTTGTTAAGAAGATATTTCAGTAATTCCTTACGGAATACTTCTTCATTCATCAATGATGGAGTTCCGATTTCATTGATGATATTGCTACAAAGTTCACTTACAGCCTTTACAGTGGTTGATATAGAAGCTTTGTTAGCATTTGCTACAGGAGCTATTACTACTTTCTGTAGTAAAGCTTCAGATACTTCTTTATCGTCTAACACAGCGGCAGAGATATCTTCAATCTTTGCACTTGTGTTATTGAATACTAATTCAGCCATTCTTCTGATGATTTCATCATAATTCTTCTCAGGAGCTTCTCCATGGAAGGTAATAATAATTGCTTTCATTTTACTTTGATAGTTAATTAATAGTTATTTTAACTGTTATTGCGTATTCACCTAATTCAATATGAATAGCATCAGTAGGTAATTTACTGATAATGGGTAGTGGTGGATCTACCTTAATATTCATATCTGGATGAGATTTACACAGAGTTCTTGCTTTACTTAAGGGTATACCTAATATTTTAGTACAAGCAAGCAAATTTGCTAGATAATGGTCTGTACCGAATTCTATTTCAGTAAGTTTACGACCTTCTTCTACTTTAATACGAGGCATTATGAACCTCCTTTGTTAATTTCTTCTTCATATTACTTAATGTTTTAAATTGTTAATATTGTTGACGACGACCAGGATACTCTGGATTTGTTTTTAAGTTAGTATCAACTTTGTTTTCGTTCTTTCTTAGAATAAATAGTATCTATTCTAATTACATTTGTTAATAATAAGATAACAACACTTTGTTTCTATGACTCTCACTATAGTTTTAACTCATAAGCAGGATTGCTGTCAAACTTTCCTTATTGGAGTACCTGATTTTAACGTCTGCACGATTATAAACACAAATACGAGTATCTCGGATATTACCCGCTATTGCCGTATTCAAGGGAATAATATACGATATGCATTTACTTACGCCCCACAGGTTTGTCATCTTCTGAGGACGTATACTCTATCTTCACAGACTGAGTATACTTTTAACTTAAAAATAAAAGGAATTATAACTAAAATCACAAAGCGAGGTTTATTACTTTATTCTCTCTTTACGAAAGTAGTATCTTTAGCATTGTCATAAGTGTTAGACAATTTATCTAATGAGTCTTTATAGTGTTGACTTCTAGCCCCGCTCATTACCTTGTTATAAGTACTTCTGTTCGATTCATATATAGTCACAATGTCACTGTTAGACAATGAAGTTCCATGTTGCCTTAGTATATCTATTAAGACAACGTCTGGCATTGTAAGAAATACACTGTCTATGTGCATGTAACGTTTTGTGTCTTCTCGAAACTGAAGAACTTCCTGTATTGTAGGTACAGCTTCAGTATAAATTGTGTCAACACAAACTTGTTCTACATTATCCTTTTCAGGATTGATGAGATTGCTAACTTTATCATGACAGATAAAAGTTAGTGCGCTAGCAACTAACATTCCTAATAGAATTAGGATTGTTGCTAAACTCCAGGCTATTGCTGAGCCTCTTCCTCTTGAAGAATCTTGTAATTCATTTTCCATTTCTTGATAAATGTTTTAATAGTTAATAAATATGAGAACTTAATCCATACCAAACATATGTTTCATATACAATGGCTGAAAAGTTTTTACTGCATATTCTGCTGCTTCTTTGTTAATGAACCTCAAATGAGTACCGACACAAGCAGACGCATCACCAAGGCCACGGTCAGAAGCCAGACCGAACAAACCCGCAAAGGAACCGTCTTTAATCTTGTTCCAATCAATATACCACCAACTGTACCATGTTTTGATTGGTTTGTTTTGTTGGTAGACCGGTATCCACGGTTTGTTTCCGTTGGCAATAAAGTTAATTGCTTCAGTGATAGTACTCAGCATGATGTATGACATAACATGCTCATCTAACTTTCTGCGCTTATCAATAGGTTTCTTACCTAGTACAGCACAAGCACTTTTGTAATCTTTTACTTGTTCGAACATAGTTTTGACTAATATTTGTTTAACATTTTGGATAACTGTTCAATTTGTTTAGATACTATATTAAAACTAACTCTATCTATATTCTTTATTGACTTAGCTACTAATTCTAAATCTTCTATAGATCTTCTGATAGATGCTTTAATACCTACTCTAGTAAGAGGTCCAATAGGCACTCTCGCTCCTAATTCCTGTAATTTTTTATTGCGAGCTTCAATAGCTTCAGGAAATGTAGCAAATGTTCCTACTTGAATATTAGTACCTTTATAGTATACTATTACACGGTACGGCTTACTCTTGTTATATCTACACTGATATATATACTTTTGACATTTACTTCTTGTCATTTTATAGTATCTCCTACAAAATAAGTATTATAGTATAAATAGTCTTTAACGTATACCTCTTCAGTCTTTTTACTGAAAGGATTCATGAGTTCTAACACATATGTGTCTGAGTTCCTTATATACTTATTAGTCACAATATAGTTTTTATATTGTGCTTTAAGTTCTACATAATTATAATAATCATAGTCTGCGCAATATTTACTTATTGATACTGTTGCTATTAATATTATAATTAATGCAATTAAAAATTCACTGATACTTGTGAGTATACTATTTGAATAACTTCTTCTGATTGTCATACTATGCTATTCTGATATATACTCTAGTAGGTTCGTTATCTTCCCATTTTACATTAGGGAAAGCTTCTTTTGGGAGTACTAGACTATTGAATGTATTTAAATTTATCCAGTAAGATTTACGCTTTTTTTGGTTTTTCACAGAACAAAAATAACGCTCCATTTTTTCTCTTGCTACCCATGCTCGAATTGATTTCTTTGCTCTCATAATTATTGTTTTTAAGTTAATGAATGTACTCAGAGCGGGAATCGAACCCGCATGATTGTAATAATCATCAGAGTTTAAGTCTGAAGCGTCTGCCAATTTCGCCATCTGAGCATTGTTAATAAAAAGTAAGGCATTAGTTTTCATAGGTACAAACTGGAAGATTTATTTAACCTATTACTTAACACACTCGCCACGTGAAGGCTGCCTTATGAGTGCAACTAGTATACCTATATTCACATATAAATATACTAGCAATACTACTCTTAGTATTCTACAAATCCATATTAAGCTAACGGAACATAATAAGTTGAGGACTATCCTACGCTTAGGACTAATAAGTATAACATGATTCAGAAGTTCACTATTGCATTAGTATATGGAAGGTTGTTATACTGCATGATTTTAAAGTCTGCACTAATACTACTATAACCGACTCCTTGTACTAATAAAAATTAGTCCGTCTCCTTGTTTATAGATAGATATAAGCCCCACATGCTTGTCAAGGATTCTCACCTTAAAGACACCTAGCTACAGGTCAGCTAGGATTTTTTGTATTATGCTACCCAGTCTTACAACGACTTGACTCGTTTATATCCCACAATACCACAAATATAAACTGTCTTTGATTCGCCTGCACTAATATCATAATATAAAAGAATTTCCAGCTAAGTTATTGCAACTCACTTAGCTTTCTATTGAGATATTTATGAATATAAGCCCCACAAAGTTGACACTGATTCGCACAGTGTAGAAATAGAGTAAGCGCATTAATATAGCTATGGAAAACACCACTATAAGCTATGCTAAGAGCTGTCTGATATAAGACCTCATTTTCTCTTACTCTAAAATACTTTAGTTCTAACACCTCTGCGCCTTCATACTACGTTTCTAGAACGTCGTAACGCCCCAATTAGGGAGATATACATCATACACGAGTTTTCATATATCATTGTGTTGATATAATAGTTAGAATGCTAAAGTATTGACACTTATTGTTCAGTTAGTGTTAGACTGTCAAGCACCTCATTAAGCCTATCGAGGTAATAGCTTATTCCCATCTATACTTGCTTTGGTTAGTTGCTACAAAGGGTGCACTCACAGCGAACCTAACTGTGCCCTTACCACGTGGTTTTACTATTATAACCTATTTGTGCATAATAAATTATAATAGCTTCTTTGACTCTGCATTCTGTCGGGCTTGTCACCGGCACTCGGCTGCATTAAGAAAAGAAGTATAATAATATAGTCCTTAGCGCTACCTAAGTCTTTATAAGGGCATACCTAACTTATATTATTATACTTTAACGTGGTTAAGCTATGTTTCACAACATATGAAGATAATTTGCATTTCATAGAATAATTACTTTGCGAATGAATTTTTGCATTTTACACCTAAAACTTTATAAGTCGCAACTCACATTCTAGTTGGAATAGTTTGCTTACATTTTATAATAAAGAAACTGGTGCCCTCAATGTCTTGGGAAGTTATTGAGTTTTTTAAAGTAACAGACTATTATTTCTCCGGTCTGTCAGCAGATACTTGTATAATGCGTGATACGGGTTAATAAGTTAATGGTTGTCCTCCTTGAGGAGCTTGCGTGAAGGTTGGTTGTTGACCTTGTGCTGTAGGAGCTGGAGCTGGCTGTACTACTTGACCTCCAATTATCTCAGGAGCTGGAGTAGTTGGTACAAACTGAGGAGCTTTATCTTCTTCAGCTGGTACACAATAAGCACCGAATGCTCTTTGTCCTACTTCTTCAGGAGAACCTCCACGTATCCATTGTTTTTCTCCGAATTCGTCAATATAATATTGACAGAATATTCGTAGTGTAGTGTAAAGAATAGGTTTTCCACCTTTCGTTACGAGCGAACCAGCTTTGATTGCTTCTCTTGCTGGTCGATTTGCTGTTGCAGGTTGAGCTGGATGGTCTGACAGATGTTGTTTATAGAACTTCTGTGGTGGACACCAGTCAATCCAACATCCTGTTACATATTGTAATTCTTCAGGAATTGGTTGGTCTGCTTGCGCTGTTCCTCCATGTTGAATTGATAACAATGGAGTAAGTATATTCACAATGGGTTGAATGAAACAAGTAAATGTTTGCATGTCTTCCCATGGACATAAGGTATTTTGAAGTTTGGCTACTAAATACTTAGTGCCTGCATTCTGCTTACCTTGTTCAACTGTTTTGATTAACGGTTCGATTAATTTATAACGTGCCATGACATGATGCACTTTACCTATACAGTGCTTAGGTTTTTGGTGATTTGTAAATTATAGCTATATATTACTTGATGAGGTAATACATTGAAAATGGGAGAAGTGGAAGAATGTGGGTGGATGGTATATTATTACCCATTCACTCAAACAATGGCAAACACTATGAATTCCTTCCTGCTTCCCCCAATGTTGAGCAGCTGTGGCTGATTTGCTTCCTGTGCGCAGCCTTTGTGGCAATACTGAGTACTTAGTACTGTGTATAACAATTGTTTATAAATTGTCTTCGTCAATAATGCATGTATCGTCTTCATATACATTTACACAAGCTGGTTTGTAGTTCTCACCTATCATAAAATGATACTCATTACAGTACTCGTATCTCATGCACTGTTTACACAGTTCATTACTTGGACGACGCCCGCGCATTACTCTCTTTACCATAAAAGGTAATTCAACAACTACATCTTCACAAGGAGCTATATAAGAAGCTTCCTCTCTTTCTTTCATTTTACTCTTCTTACTCATGACTTAATGAGTTTAAATAGTTCTACTTTTTTACGTAACTCAATGTTTGTATACGCAAATAACGTATAATTTGATGCAACAGTAGCACTGTCATAATCATCAGGATGTGATATTACTTTGAATGACTCTTTAAGAGTAAGCCAATCCCACACGAATACCTTCCTATATCTATAGAAAGACAACATAATAAGCCAATAGCCTATATACAATTTGATTTTGTTAAGCATATTTATAAAGTTTTAGTTAGTAATCAAACAAATAAGGGCTATTACAGCCCTTATATTAATCCCAATTGAACCATGCATCAGCATAATCTTCATCTGTATCAGATGGAGTAAATAAACAATCAGATAACATAATAAGTAAGATTTAGTTAATAATCCAATGATTGACAGTAGTGGTTGATTTGTATTCTGCTGCATTTTCATAAGTAAACATAACAGACCTACCGGGGACTTCCCGATTTCTAACAGGGGTGGGGGATTTGTTTGTGGGTAGTCCACACACGGGCATCTTCTATTAATTTTTTATTTCTAAAAAAATTATAATTTTTGTTAAAATTATGTAATTATTCTTAATACTTACGTTATTAGTGATATGAATATAGAATACGAAATAATAGGCAATACCATCCCATTTGATAAATCTGCGGAAATGTATAGTAGATCTACGCATATAGGTAATGCAGATGACGGATGGTCTGAGATAGTAAAGATAGACGATAAGTATTATATGGTTCAGCAAGGATTACAAGAACACGAAGGGCATATATACATGAGTCAAGTAAAAATAATATCCATAGAAATTTTAGATTAATATGAAACTAATAGAATCTAGTGTACAGATAATTGAGGAAAAAGATCCTTATAAGATGATAGAGTTAGCAGGGAGAACTTGTTATAAGTCAGAGGATAAAATAACAGAGAATAGTGCTAAAGAGTTTGTAGATCGTATGATCAAGTTAGGTCATGGAGCTATGTTAGAGCATGGTACTATTTACTTAAGAATACGTGAGACAGTTAACGGTAATATTCCACCAGCTATGCTATATTGGAGACATTTGACCAATAGTACCTACTCTAAAGTAATCTATAAAATAGAAGCTGACCATCCTTACGAAGGCAATTACGGAGTATTATACATAACTACTAACTTAAGAGTGCTAGTAGAAAATAATAGATTAGACGATTTGCAGTATCAAGTAGAACCTACAGAGTATCATGAAAAACGTATTACAGCCAGGTTTATATGTGATAGAGGAGTAAGCCATGAGTTTGTTAGACATAGAGTATTTAGCTTTGCACAAGAATCTCAGAGATATTGTAACTACAATAAGGATAAATTTAATAATGAGCTTACTTTTATTAAACCTACTTGGTTAAATATACCTACTGGAGATTATACTTACTGGGATGGAGATTGGTGTGATATTGATAATATGAAGATTCAATTGCCTTCAGATAATGGTATAGCGGACAACTTTTTATGGTGCTTGAACAATGCAGGAATGCAATACAGACTACTAATAAATAAAGGATTAAAACCACAAGAAGCAAGGGCAATACTCCCTAATGCAACTAAGACAGAGTTAGTAATGACAGGTTTTGAAAGTGACTGGGAACATTTCTTTGAATTACGTTGTAGTGGTGCAGCTCATCCAGATGCTAGAAAGTTAGCTGATGAGTTAAAATCGTTAATGAATGTTAAAAACATTGAACTTAATAGCGTTAAATAATCATAAATAATGTTAATAAATGTTAAAGAAAAGGTAACATAAATAGCATATTAGACGTTTATAGGGGAGTAAGAGGGGTTAATCTACTAATACAGACTAATAAGTTCTATATCATAAGTAAGCCATATATAACTACTCTTACTCTAGATAAATTAATTATACTACTTTACTTAAGATAATACATATGAATAAAGAAATTAAAGTTGATAAAGCCTACTCTGGAAAGATAATATATCACGGTAATAAACCTTATCAATTAGTACCTGAATTGCATAAAGGTATGTGTGAAGGTTGTAGTCTATATGATAGAAGCTGTCCTTCTAGAATTACTGGTTACTGTACTCAAGGTTATATACTAAAGAAAGTAATATTATGACATACCAAGAAGAAGGCTTGTATCCTATATTCTTAGGTAAGAATGAATTTGCTTTAGTAACAGGTTATATGCTGAATGAAATAAATAAACACATATTAGAACACATAAATAGAAGTACAGAACTAAATCATTTTAAATACTATGAAAGAAGGAAAGAAAAATGATTTTCAAGATGGTAAGTTAAGATGGGATTTATTACCATTAGAAGAAATTGAAGACATAGTAAAGCTTTATACAGCTGGTTCTATTAAGTATGGAGATAATAACTGGCAAGGCTTAGAAAATGGTTATCAACGTTATAAAGCGGCTATGTTAAGACACTTACTTGAGTATGAGAAGGGAAATAAGATTGATGAAGAAACTAAAGTAAATCATTTGGCTGCTGTAGCTTGGAATGCAATAGCTATGCTTTACTTAGATAAGCATGGAAAGGGAAAAGTAAATGACAATAAATGATCCAGAATTGGCAAGAATAATAAAGAATAAACTGCCTATAGATATAAATGGCAAACAGTTTATAGTAGAATCATCTAAAGGAGGTAAATGTGATGGTTGCTACTTTCAAAGTCAATTAACTTGTCCAGTTAAAGCAGTTACTTACTGCACTTCTAATGGCGGTAATATACTTAAAATAAAGCAATAAAATAAGAACTTATGACTATACTTTACGTTATAGTATTAAACTAAGTTAAAGAATATGAACGAAGATAAAGTATTAGAAACAGTTTTAGAGAAACTTAATTATACCTTCTTAAAGGATGCGTTGGTGAAGCCTTTAGATCCTATTATGGTTACTAAGGAAATTACAGAGCAAATTCCTACAGGAGAGAAGGATGAAGAAGGATATAACAAGTACGAAACAAAGACAGAAACAAAGGAAGTAGAATCTGAATGGGCTACTGGCATTGTTTTAGCATTGCCATCTTCATATAAAGAAGATGAATTAAATATCGGAGATAAGGTAGTATATAATAAGAAATTTGCTAAAGACTTCGATTTGTTCAAGAATAGTCAATTAGTCAAAACCTATGACGTAATAGCAATTTGTAGATAATAAATATTTATATATATCATTGTGAATAAACCCTGGCTTCGGCTGGGGTTTTTCTTTATACGTACTTTAAATGTTAACAAATGTTAAAAAGTATTAACAATTTTTTAACATAACCGTTTTAGTGATATGGAAGAAAAACAATGGTTATTAGCAATATTAATAGGTGTATTTGTATTGTGGGCCTGTAAAAAGTTAGAAAGATGAAAAATTTAAAAGTAGTAAAAGAAGACGGATTCTTTAAGAAAGGCGATATTCTTACATATGATGAAGAACTTGATGCATATACTCTTGATATTACAAGTGGTGATAAGTTCAGATCAGCTATGTTAGATCCTATAACAGCAGACGAATTAGTTGAAAAAGAAATTATGGTCAAGGTATCTTCTTCTAAAGAAATCGAAGAAACTATTAACTTCTTAAATGAGAAGATTGAAGAGTATAAACAGAATCTTAAGGACACACAAGATAAGTTTGAAAAAGGAGAAATGCAACCTTGTGTTAAGGTAGAGGCTGAGACTGTACTTTATAATTTGATTAAATTCGCAGATAACGTTAAAGCTAGATTAGAAAATGAATAAATTGGTTAAGGGAGTCTCTAAAACCGATTTATACAATGAATTTCTAAGAAGCCTTAATGGTATACTTAAGCTTACTGATAGGGAGTTAGAATTATTATCTACATTTATACAAATAGATATAAATACTCCGAAGCTCCCTAATATCAGTAAGAATGTAATTAGTACTGAAAATAGGAAGTATATTAGAAAAACGTTAGGTATTACTCCAGATAACTTGAGTAGATACATTACTAAATTTAAAAATTCTGGTATACTTGTGAAAGGTAAAATTGAAGATGAAGTAGTAGTCAATAAGGCTTTAATACCAGAAGTAATCGGTGATAGAGTACAGATAACTATAATTTTAAGATTGAATAAAGATGAAAATACAATCAACAATGCTTGAGCCTGGATCTATTATAGTTTGGAAAGATTATAATTTTCTTAAGAAAGCCTGGTATAGTTTATGGAATAAGTGTTTGCCATATAATAGGTTTACTCTTATTACTCAAAAGACGGAGTTACTAAGTATTAATGGAAACTTTGACAATGATACAGCTATATATGAGCCTATACGTAAATATAGTAAATTAGAAGCTAATAAACTAACTGTCATAGCTAATGATTTACATTACTCTAAGAGTTGGTTAGATATAGCAGATGTAATCAATATAATTAGACCAAACACTATCAGTGGACCTATTACTCTCAATGAATGTAAATACTATAAAAGAGTAAAGCTCAATGAAAAATCAACCAAGTATATATACTAAGTTAAGTAATAAGTATAATTTGCCTTATCATGTTATAGAAGTTATATGTAACAGTCCATTTAGATTTGCTAATGAAGCTATAACAAATATGGAAGACAAAGCTATCAGATTCACATATTTAGGTAAAATTAAGTTAAAGAAACAGTATGAAAAGAAAGATTGATAAATATGATCCTGTAATTTATCCTAGATTACTTTGGGTTACCAATAGTATCGAAGATCTAGATGAAGTATTTATATTCTGTGATATAACTGATTTCAATAAAGAAAATCCTAACGCTTATTGTGGATTAATAGAAGAATATGAATCTGGTACTATCAATGCTGTAACAATACCTGTAATACATAAAAATACTGGAAAAGCTGGTGTATTAGTAGTTATACTTGGGTTAGACGATAAAGAATTATCAAATACTATACCACATGAAGCAACACATGTTACAGATTATATATTCGATAGCCTTGGGTTATCAGCAGATGTTTTCAGTAGAAATGAGTGCTATGCTTATCTACTTGGTTGGGCAGCAAGTTGCATTAGTAGCAGCGTAATTAAATTTAATAAACAATGACAAAGGAAGAAAGTATAGCAATGTGGAACGTAGAAAAAGGTAGTACAAACAGTTCTATGTTCACAAAGAAAATGAAGAAGCTATTTGATAAAGTAGAAGAATTGATACTATCTGGAGAACTTATGTATGATCAGTTTAGTGGAGATATGTTAGATGCAGTAACAGATATGATTATAGATAATACTAACAAAGGAGCCACACTTGATAGAGCAGATCAGATAGACTACTTATGTGATAAATTATATGAAAAATATACGCAGCAATATAACAACTCAGAGTCTGGAAAAGGAGATAGCGTAGTTTCAGAAGATTCTACAGAAGTACAGGATTGATCCTGATTATGTAAATCCCAATATACCAAAGTAGTTAGCTGAAAGTATATTGTATAGACTTAGTAAAGAATATTATTTGGGTTATAGAATTGATTAAAAATTAGATATTATGAATAGATATATTTTAGGTAAAAGAAATACCACAATAAAATTAAATACTGATACATTAGACGTAGATTATGTAGAAATTTCGTATGATATAGATCGTATGTGGTTTATTGAGGAAGATGGCGTTCTTGTGAGAAAAAATAAAGAATATGAAGTAAAAAAAGGTGATATTGTTTTACTCATGTATCGTATTGGAGGCGAAGAAAAAGGAGATATCATTATCATTAATAATGATGATTTGAGCAATTATTACGAACGTAAGAAGGAGTATCTTGAAAAAGAGAGAAACAGAATTAGTAAGGAAAAAATATGTGATAGTTGTGAACCAACTTGTGAATGCGTCGGATAATTACTAAAATATGGATAAATTATTAATAGATAAATATGGAAATAAGTTTCTATATGATGTAGAAACTAATTCTCTTAAGATTACTCCTGATGACTTTGATATTAGATGTGCATTCTTTGCTGAATAGCCAGGTCAAGTAGTTACTGATACTGAAGTAGTAGACTACAACAAAGGAGATTTAATACTACACTTTGTTAACTGGAATGGTGTAGATTACGATAGTAAAGTAGTAGTATGTACTGACTTAGTAGCCAAAGATGATATTAGTAGATGGTTTAAAAGCTTAACTAAGAAAGTAGAAGTTAATGAAACTATTTGATATAATTGGAGGAAAAGTAGTTATTCATTCTGATGCTTTAGGTATCCCGTGCTTTAAAAGAGTATGGGATACTGATAAGCCAGATAAAGAACATGCTACAAAAGTAATCAGTTATATTGTGCTTATGAATAAATGGAATAGCCCTTATGTTCAAAGTATGGAAGCTGATACTAGAGAATCCAAATTGAAAAAGGAAATATTTGGTGATGAAAACTACCAACTTACTGCTGAAGAAATTAGCTGTGAGAACGACTATAAGGTATTCTGCCATACTCGTACATTGGAGATGCTTGATAACATGAGACTTAAACTAGACAGTATTAGTAAGTATTATAAGGAATCCCTTGACGATACTTTAGATGAAAAGAAAATTAAAGACTTATTAGCAGGTATGACATCAGTAGGTAATGTACTTAAAAGTATTGATACTTTAGAGAATATGGTTAAGTCTGAAGAAGTAGCTATGGGTAAAGTTAAAGGTGATGCTAAAGTTAATCCTTATGAGTTGGTAAGATAATACATTAATTTATAACCTAAATTAAACAATACGTTTTAACAGTAAATTGAATAAATTATGAGAACAAAATTGATTATTACTCTTGATCTTACTAAAAACGCAGTAGATTTCTGGGAACAGATTAAAGAAGTAGATGCTGTATTATGTAAAGTAGTAGCTAAGAAACCTTGGTATAAAAGACTATTTAGCTGGTTCTAAATACATTTGCCATACGTAGAGGCAATTAAAATATATCTACGTGCACTGGGGAGTTGCATAACGGTAGTGCTGGAGATTCTAAACCTCTGTATGAGTGGGTTCGATTCCTACCTCCCCAACCAATATTCATATAAACTTGCAGATATGACATATAGAAATATAGATCCAAAATTAGCCGGTATATACATTATCAAAAATAACTTAAATGGCAAATGTTACATTGGCCAAAGTGTTAAAATTAGATCAAGAATAAAAGACCATATGAGAAATGCTAAAAATGGTAAATTAGACTTACCTATTTATAGAGCAATAAACAAATACGGTTTTCATAACTTCACAATAGATATATTAGAATCATTTATTCCAGATGCAGATATGACTAATACAGATCTAATTAAACAATTAGATCAATTAGAAATAAAATACATAGAAGAATACAATGCCTATACAGATGGATATAACTGCACTAAAGGTGGTGATTTTGGAGTTTTAGGTCTTAAAATGACAGAAGAACAGAAGAGGAAAGTTTCTGAAAATTCTAAAAAACTTGTTGCATCAGGAGTTTTTGGTAAACGAGTTTATCTATACAATTTTGTAGAAAAGTATTACATATATGCATGGACAATAAAAGATGCGGCTTCTATTACCAAATTAAGTCGTTCTAATATTGGTAGGTTATGTAACAATACCTATATTCATCCTTTCTGTAATAATTTTATTGCAGCTTCTACTAAAGAAGAACTAGAAGACAAAAAGTCTAAAATTCCTGAATGGTTAGAAGAATATGAAAAGAACAAAGCTACTCTAGTTGAAAGACATAGAAATGGTAAAGTTTATTTCGGAAATTCTAATTGGATTAAAGGAATGGTAAGCCCCAATAAAGGTAAAAAAATGTCAGAAGAACAGAAGGAAAAATTAAGAATATCATCTACTAAGTATCTAGTTTATCAGTACACACTGGATAATATATTAGTTGCCACTCACATGGGAATGTACAATGCTGCAAAATCTGTGAATACTGATTATAAATCAATACAAAGAGCTTGTAATGGTAGAGCTAAAACATGTAAAGGCTATATTTGGAAGAAAGAATTAATACAGTCTGACTGCAAGCAGACTGCTTAAAATACTAGTCCTTATAAGTAGTTTATCGGAAAAACTGTAATGTAGTATATTCAAACTGCACATTAAATACTAAAGGATTTGGGCGCAGAAGTGCGATCCGTACTGGTAAACTACTTAAAATATTGAAGCTTTTGAGGAGCAACGTAACTTCCTAAGTCACTTACTATCTGATCAATAGTAAATACAGCTAATGAAGGACTGGATCGTAAGCCAGCGTGTTAGACAGGTGTCACGTATAAACCTGTGTACTGCGGATTGGAGAAAAGGCATCTCGTATGACTCATAATCATAAGTTCCCGTTCGAGTCGTGGGTCCGCAACATATGTTAAACATGTTTTTAAATGAAGAAGGGGTTCGTTGTGAAACGCGCCCCTTTTTTAAAATAGTATGGTAGATTTTAATAAGAAAATAGTAAATAGTAATAAATTTAGACAGGCTTCAATATAGTTTCTAAATACAGGACAATATTGTCAGTATCCAGAAGGAACTACAGAATTTTATAAATTCTGGGATGAAGAAAGAAATAGATGTATTAATGGTTATACTGCTGATGATGGAGACTTTATCAGTGGATATAACTATTTTTATTTAAACTATTGTCCTATATCTAGAATAGTTAATCATATTACTACTGATAAGTTAGGTAATACAGTGGTAAAACGTGTAAATGAAGTTAGCTTTCCTGATTTCTGGGATTATGACTATTACTACTTTAATGCAGTTCAAGAAGCAGAAGAAGCTGGTAAACACCTGTGCTTATTAAAGTCACGTAGAAAGGGATTCTCTTATAAAGGTGGAGCTATGGCTTGCCGAAACTATTACTTAATTCCTAATAGTAAAACATTTATATATGCATCAAATAAGTAGTATTTGACTGATGATGGTATTCTTACTAAAGCATGGGACTATATGGACTTTATAGATAAAAATACAGCATGGGGTAAGAAGAGGTCTGTTAATACTTAGATGCGTAGACGTGCTGGATTCTATACTAAGGATGACTATGGAAATGTAATAGAAATGGGTTACAAATCAGAGATTATTGGTGTTACTTTGAAAGATAATCCGGATGTAGTTCGTGGTAAAAAAGCTAATCTTATTTTGTTTGAAGAGGGTGGTTCTTTCTCAGAATTAGGAGCAGCATGGCAAATTGCAAGACCATCAGTAGAAGTAGATGGTATAGCATTTGGTACTATGATTGTATGGGGAACAGGTGGTGACGAAGGAAGCGCTTTTGAAACTATGAAAGATATGTTTTATAATCCCGATGGTTACAATTGTTTAGGATTTGATAACATATGGGACGAAAGTGCTACTACTAATAAATGTGGATTCTTTGTACCTCAATATACTAATCTTGATATACGTGATAAAGAAGGTAAACGTATATACATGGATGAAGATGGTAATACATTTAGAAAGAAATCCTTAGAACATATATTAGCAGAAAGACAAGTAGTAATATCTAATGCTACTAGCAATGCAGCAGTAGACCGTTATGTTGCAGAACGTCCTGTTACTCCAGCTGAGGCCATGCTAGAATTTAACGGTAATATATTCCCCAAAAAAGAATTATAGGAACAATTATCGTTACTTAGAACTAATAAGAAGCTATAGAATCATAAATAGGTAGGAGATCTAGTATAGCAACCTGATGGTACTATTAAATGGGTAATTAAGAAGACTGGAGACATAACTCATTATCCTTTAAGAACTAAAAGAGATGAAACTACAGGAGCTCTAATAGGAGATGATCCAACTGGATCTATAGTAATATGGGAACATCCTAACAAAGATGCTAGTCCTGGATTATACATTGCGGGTGTCGATAGTTATGACTATGATGAATCAAGTACTACATCTTTAGGTTCCTGCTTTATATATAAGCGTATTCAATCTATAGAACAATATTCAGATATTATAGTAGCTGAGTATACTGGTAGACCTAAAACAGCAGAAGAGTTTTATGAAAATGTAAGGAAATTATTGTTATATTACAATGCTAGAGCAATGTATGAAAATCAAAATAAAGGTATATTTGTTTACTTTACTAATAAGCATTGTGATTATTTACTAGCTGACCAACCTGATATTATTAACGATATTGTTAGTAATTCTAAAGTAAATAGAAAAAAAGGTTGTCATATGAATAAACAGATCAAATAGTGGGGTTGGGGTCTTATAAAAGATTGGCTTAATGATATTAATGCTGATGGAAAGAAAAATCTATACAACATAATGTCAGAACCGCTATTAGAAGAGCTTATAGCTGCTAACGATGTAGTCAACGTGGATAGGGTAATGGCGTTGACACAAGTAATGATATATAGGGAACAGCTATATAATGTTAAAGTAAAAGAAGTAAAAAAAGAGAATAGAAATAGGGTACTATTTGATGGCCCTATATTCACTCAACAGTGGTTTCGTGACGACGAAATGGCTGATAATATAGAAGCATATATGTTTTAATTATGAGAAATATTAATCAATTTCCCTTATAGAGACTGCCTATGTCTAAAAAGACTCAAGACTGGAAAGAAGCCTGTGTAGATTACATAGCTGGGCATAGTCAAGGTAGTTCTAGAAATGGTAACAATAGAAGCCGTAAAGAGGAAATGTAGACTTACTATGATCTATACAATAGTATATATAGTGAAAAAGATCTTAAGTATGTTACTAATCCATTCAAACAATAGGATGGATTTCCAGCTATGGCTCAAGACTATAATATAATAAAGCCAAAGATTGATTTACTTTTAGGAGAAGAAACTAAAAGACCATTTAACTTCAGAGTAGTACATACTAGTGATATAGCTACTAGTGAAATATAGGACAAAGCTAAACAAATGATTATTGACTATATTCAAGCAACAATCATGAGTAAACTAGGCCCTGAAGAACAAGCTAGATATCAAGAAGCATTACAGTCTGGAGAAATAATGACTCCAGAATAGATACAAAAGTATCTCAGTAAAGACTATAAAGATATTGCGGAAATAACTGCATATCACAGCCTTAATTATTTAAAGAATAAGTTAAATATTACTCATGAATTCTTTAAAGGATGGAAAGATGCGCTAATAGGAGGAGAAGAAATATACTATGTAGGTATAGTAAATGGAGAACCTTGTTTGCAACGCATCAATCCAATATACTTTGATTATGATTCAGATACATCTGACTTAGAGTTTATACACGAGGCTCAATGGTGTTGTTATGAGATGATTATGTCTCTTACTGAAGTATATGATAGGTTATATGATAAAATGTCAGAAAAACAACTAAATGAGTTACTAGATATGATGGATGATCGCTCTAAAGGTGGTGTAACTCCAGAAGTAAGAAAAACATCTTTAGACTATCCTCACATTAAAACTCACAGTATAAATGATTTTAGTTCTAATCCTTTTGAAGAAGCTGATAATATACATGTATGGCATTGTTGTTGGAAGTCTTTAAAGAAGATAGGTTTTGTTAATATAATCAATCCTGAAACAGGTATGCCAGAAGAATACCAAGTAGATGAAACCTACAAAGAAACGGGCAATGAACTTGATGTTGAATGGAAATGGATTATAGAAGTATGGGAAGGATATAGAATAGGACAGGACTTATATGTTGGTATATAGCCTATTGAGTATCAGCATATATCTGCTGATAATCCGAATGCTCAAAGATTACCTTATACTGGAGTAATATATAACAATACTAATAGTAGACCACGTAGTCTTGTTAGTATGATGAAGCCACTACAATATATGTATATTGTACTATGGTATCGTCTTGAATTAGCTATGGCTAGAGATAAGGGTAAAGTAGTTACTATGGACATTACTTAGATACCTAAGTCTATGAATATAGATGTAGCTAAGTGGATGCATTATTTATCAGCCCTTGGAGTTAACTTTGTAAATCCTTATGAAGAAGGTTGGGATATTCCAGGTAGAGAAGGTGGTAAGCCTAGTCAGTTCAATTAGATATCCGCGCTTGATCTTACTATGGCTAATACTATAGACTAGTATATTAGTCTAATGGATAAGATAGAATCTATGTTATCTGAAATATCCGGAGTAAGTAAACAAAGAGAAGGTTCTATTTCATCTAATGAATTAGTAGGTAATGTAGAAAGATCTGTAGTATAGTCAGCTCATATTACTGAACCTTGGTTTTGGGTTCATAATTAGGTAAAAAAAGAATGTTTAACTATGTTATTAGACACAGCTAAACATGCTTGGAAAGATAACAAGACTAGTATACAGTATGTATTAGACGATGCTACTAGAGCATTTTTAACTTTATCAGATGATTTCTTCTATGAAGATATGGATATATTTGTAGAAGATACTACTAAGAATCAATAGCAGATAGAAGCTCTTAAGAACTTAATGCAACCTGCTATGCAAAATGGAGCTAGTTTACTTGATATAGCTGAGATTATTACTATGGATAATGTCACTATGATTAGAAGTAAATTAGAAGAAATAGAGCAGAAGAGAATGGAATAGCAATAGGCTATGGAACAAGCTCAAGCAGAACGTGAACAGCAAATGGCTCAGATTCAGAATGAAATTAAAGAAGAAGAGCTTATGCTTAAGGAAGCTGAAATGGATCTTAAGAAATATGAGATTGATTCTAATAATGCTACTAAGATAACTGTTGCTCAATTAAATGCTTATAGAGGTGCTGAAAATATGGATCAAGATATGAACGGAATACCAGATCCTATAGAAATAGGTAAACAAGCCATTGAACAACAAAAGGTAAATTCTGATATTGCTTCTAAACAATTTGAGTTCAATAATAAGAAACGTGAAATGGAAATGAAACGTGAAATTGAGAATAAGAAGATTGAGCTTGAAAAGCAGAAAATGAAGCAAGAAATGGAATTACAGAAGTAGAAAGATAAAGCTGCTATGGAACGTGAACAATTAAAAGCACGTACTGCAAAACAGAATAAAGTAGTAGGAGAGAAGTAATATGAATAAATTGAAGAAATTTGGTCTGTATTTATGGCAATTACCACAGAATATAATAGGTAAAATATTATTTATTTTATACTCTGGAACTATTATAAATATAGACGATAACGCCAAAGTAAAAGTATCACCTAATATGAAGGGAGGAATTACACTTGGCAAATACATAGTAGTACATAATCATAAGTATATCAAACATGAATATGGACATACTATACAGAGTAAATATCTAGGTCCATTATACTTGTTAGTAATAGGTTTACCATCTATACTTCATGCAGCTGTACACAAACTGTGGTGTAAAAATGATGACTATTATCATTTCTATACAGAAAAATGGGCTAACAAATTAAGTGATAAATATTATAAAAATTAAGGAGGAATAGATTATGGCATGCGGAAAAGGCGGAAAGAAATCCGGTGGTAAAAAAGGTAAAGGTGGTAAATGATAAGATAAAATTTTATGGACAAGAATGAAACTATAAAATATCTTTAGGAAAAATACCCTGAAGATCTTAATGATAACTATAATTGTTATTGGTGGTATACTTGCGATTTAGATGGAAATGGTTTAAAGTATCATTTGCTATTACGTGATAAGATAGCAAGGGTAGATGAAAAACCATTGATATCTCTTAGAGCTCATTCTTCTGATCCTAAAAATCTTATTAATTTATTAGAGTTATATTTAGAAACATGTGAATATTAACATGGATAAACAAGCATTTAAATAGAGAATGCAAAACCTAAAGTCTTACCAGGAGAATAATCCCGGTAAAGGCTATTGGGATTGGAGGAATAGTTTACCTGATAATCTTAAGTATACAGATGATACTGAATATAATATGCGAGGAGCATATGAATCAGGAGCTTAGCCTATTTTAGAAAATGACGGATTTTATCATTTGCCTACTAGAAATCCTCAAACAGGAGAAATATTAAAAACATCTTTACATCCTACATTCTGGAAAGGATTAGCAGAAGATGCTAAAATAGGTTACAATACTTACTTTGTTGGAGATAAAGTATATACTAAATCAAAAGAAGAAGGTCCTATAAACGTGTATACAGATGGTGGAGAAGTAGCTCGTAAATCATTGAAAGATATACGAAAAGAATCAATCATAGAAGACAAATTGGACTATGATGTAATGTTGTAGAATCAAAATGCTTACTAGAAAGAATTTGCTACTAATTGGTATAAAGAAAGAGCTAAAAATCCAAAATATAGTTCTCAATTAGGAGATGGTAAGTTAGATAAGATACTTTCAGATATAGATAAAGCTACTTGGAAGAATCCTACAGAAGCTATGAGAGATAACTTAATTTCACAGGGTTATACTCCAACAGATCAGAATATTAAATCTCAGTTACAAGCTATTAATGCTAAAGGTACTAAAGGATTTGCAGTACCGAGTATGTATTCATATTATGGAGCACCTAGAAATACATGGCACGAAGGTGTAGGTCACATAGTAGGAGATAACAATCCAGCTATTTTAGATTCTACTCCAAATATAAATATACCTAGTAATGATCCTTAGTATTCTGATTATGTAAATCAAGCTAATGAGAAACATGCATAGACTTGGGATTTTAGAGGTAAGAATTAGACTTTAAAGGACGATACTGGTAATTACTATATTGATCCTAATAGGCAACTTAGCTCTGATGATATATAGGAAATGATAGATAAAGGTGCTGCAATTCCTGATCAATGGAAAGATCTTACTACTCAGGATATATCAGATCTAACTAATACTTTCGCTTATAATTATGCAGAAGGAGGTGAAGTAGGTAATCCGGATGATGACTTTACTAAAGCTATTAATACTAAATTAGGTAGAACTCCCGATGGTAGACCTAAAGAGCAAGGACTTAAACCTGTATTTGATCTAGAAAATGCTGCTAATATAACCCCTATAGGAGATGCGTTATCTGCTAGAGATGTGTATAATGCTGTTACAGAAAAAGATTGGACTGGAGCTGGTTTAGCTGCATTGGGAATATTACCATTTATACCAAGTGGATTACGTCAGTTAAAACCAACTGCAAGATATATACCATCAGTTAGTAGAAGTAGAGAATAGGATCTGCTTAATGCTGCATTTGACAACATCAAATAGAAAAGAGAGTATTTATCTGATGTAGCTAATGAACGTAATAGAGTACTCGAAAGTGTAAACGATTATGCTCATAGAGTTAGAGCTGAAAAAGCAGATCAAATGTTTGGAACAAATTATAGTGATACTTATAAGCTTTTATCTGATTTGTACGAACATAAGTTCTTCAGTTTGCCAGAAGTATAGGGGATAGATATGAAAGAAATTGGTAAAATGCAGGCTAAGGATTAGGCTAATAAAAACTTTATTAAAACAGGTATAGGTGCTGGACCAGAAGATTTTGATTTTCTTGTAAATCCATACAGACCTATGGCAGCAGATGAACTAGCTAGACATGAATTAAATCATTATACAGATTTCATAATTAGTAGAAATAGAGATACTTCTACAAATAATAATATGCTTAAACAACTTGAAGCATCTTTAAAGAAAACTAATGATGTAAAGGATGATTATTTTAAGTTGGGTACAGAATAGAAAGCTTACATGAATTAGTTAAGAACAAGAATGTATAATGATAAAGCTATTAGTAGTTTAGAAGAACCTGTATCTACTGCTTTAATTAAGAAATATATGGATTCTTTAGGTGATAAAGATTCTATTAAAAGAGCTTATAAACAACATAAGAGCTTATCTGCATATACTAAATGGTTTAATTCTATACCTTTGTTAGGTATAGGAGCAATTGGAGTAAATAAATATTTCAATAATGGAATTGAACAAGAAAAATAAATTCGCTGAGAATGTAAAAAATAAAATCTTGAATTTACAAGAAGTAATTGAAAAAGGCAAACGCTGGAAATAGTTTATGGAAGACTATGTATCTATGAAATATGGATACATTGATCCTAATCCGGATTTATATTACACTACAGAATAGTTTGCTATTTTAGATAAGTGGGAGTAGAATTCTTATTTTACTAATGACGAAAAGGATTTTATTATAAACTATTTAATAGATTGTTTGGTAGAAAATCAGCCATTTGATTGTTCTAGTCTAGGACCTAATAAATACTTAAATGAATGATCTAATAGACTATACAGGCATTATGCCGGTTTATCCCATACCTTCATATAAGTATGGTGGTATTCACATTAAGAAAAAGAATAGAGGTAAGTTTAACGCTCTAAAGAAAAGAACAGGTAAAACTACTGAGGAACTTACGCATAGTAAGAATCCTTTAACACGTAAAAGAGCAATATTCGCTTAGAACGCTAGACGTTGGAAACATAAAGGAAGAAAGAAAAACAATTAATCTAATTATATATAATTATGGATAATAACACATTGAACGGCTTTGAAGTATTTGAAGAATTCATGCCAGGTAGTGTAGTAAATAACAATACATCTATTAATGATAGCGATATTATAGATGGAGCAAGTGAAGAATTAACAGAAGAGGAATTAGAAGCTCTTACTAAAAAAGGTAAAGGTAGCTCTAATGATGATAAGGATGCTAAACAGGATAAAAAAGAAGACAAAGACAATAAATAGGATCCTGATGATGATTCTTCTAAGGATGATAAAGATAACAAGAATGATAAAGTAGATGATGATACTGTAATTGATACAGATAATCAGGCAGATGATGATACTGAAGATAACGCTGTAGCTACATTCTTTGAAGCTTTATCAGATAAAATGGGTTGGGAATTAGATGAGGATGAAGAAATACCTCAAACTCCTGAAGAATTAGTAGAGTACTTCCAGGAAGTAATTGAAGAGAATTCAGTACCACAGTATGCTAGTGAAGAAGTAGAGGCACTAGATAAATTTGTTAAAAATGGTGGTAACTTGAAAGATTATTTCCAAATTGATGGAGAGCTAGATCTAGAAGATTTTGAGATTGAAGACAATGAAGTAAATCAGAAGTTAGTTATTAAGGAATTCCTTAAAGAAAAAGGGTTTAGTAGTAAGCAAATAGATAAGAAGCTTACTAAATATGAAGATGCTGGTTTACTTGAGGATGAAGCTACGGATGCATTAGAAGCTCTTAGAGACATTAGAGAGTAGAAGAAACAACAGCTATTAGAAGAGCAAGAAAAGAGTGCTAACGAGCTTAAAAAGCGTCAACAGGAGTATTTTAACTCCGTTGTGACAGAAATAAAGGGCATGGATAATATTCGTGGAATTAAAATACCTCAAAAAGATAAATAGGCATTATTAGAATATATATTCAAACCCACAGCTGATGGAAAGACTCAGTATTAGAAAGACTATTCCAAAAGCGTGAAAAACTTACTCGAGTCTGCCTACTTTACTATGAAGGGTGATACTTTACTAAAGGCAGCAAAGAGTGAAGGCTCTACTGCGGCTATTAATAAATTTAAAAATAGCTTAAGTAAAACAGGAGTAAGTAGAAAGACTAGAAGACAGGATAACACTAGCACTGAGTCTATGTGGGATTCTTTTGCACGACAATTGCGTGTAGATTAAATAACAACTAAATTATAATTTACTAATATTTTATGGATAATAATATTCTTAATAACTTGGTTCTGTACAAAGGTAAGCGTTTTTCTGACCTGATTGATACTAACAAGATTTCAGCAGCTTCGCAATAGAATCCGTATCAGGTTGCTACCGTGTTATCTTATGTATTTGGAACTAAAGATAATGGTTACAATACTTCCCTTGACATGCTGACTGGCGGTCTTGGTAATGTAATGACTATTGATCA